GCTGTTTTGCCTTTGCCGTCTCCCAGCTTTTCCAGGTAGCGGCGGGCATAGGACAGACACCGCAGCCCGGCTTGCCAATGATCGAACCGGAAGGGTTCCAGTTGCGGAGAAAAGACGCGGACCACGTGGACGGCACCGTTCACGTACGAACCCATTTCCTTGACGAAGACCTCCGAGATCCCAATCCCTTTAACCAGCTTGAGCAAATAGCGCAGCTCGCTTCGTACATCGGGAAACGAAACAGTCCGATAATCGCTGAGCATCGAGCCGACAGGTAACTCGTTAAACATCTTATCGAGCTTGGCCTGATCCATCCGTTTCATGAGCAGGAATTGCCGGCGAAACAGATCATCGCGAGCGCCCGAGATATAGCAACAGCGCGCTTGCGCGGCTTCGGTAATGGCACGGATCGCGGCGACCTCGGCATTTAAGTGGCAACCGTAGCCGCCAAAGGTGCCAGCACAGCGCCCGCTTAGATCTAAAATGAGAGCGTTAAAGACGGGCACCCGGTAATCGGTGGTGATATCGAAGAGGTGCAACCGCAGCTCGGCGGCTTCGATCTTGCGGATACAAGCCTCGATCTTCTCCGGGACGCTAGTCAAGGGCGTTCGGGTTAAGAGCATGCCGCTATCCAAGAGGTATTGGTTCAACGTCCAAGCATCCCGTTCGATGCATTCGTACAAACCTGAAAGAATCGCGTCTTCGACGGTTCCTCCGCTCGCTATCCCGTTCGAACCCATCTGGACGTACATCAGCGGCTGGCTCTTAATTCTGGTCACCAGCCAGAGCAGATCGCTCGGCACCAGTTTCGGTGCCCCGTTCTGCACGTTGATAGCTTCTTCCCAAGCAATCGGGGTAAGCTCGTTAAGGATCGTTGAACGGCTCGGGAAACAGTCCTCGAGCGGCAAACGTTCTTCCTCTGGTAACTCAATGGCTCTGTTGATCCGGAAAGGTCCGGTGGGGTGTTCCCCCGCATGGAATTCGATGGCTTCCATGATCGCGCCGCACCGCGAATAGGCGGGCTCGAGTCCTTTCCCGGAATGAATCGAGACCGTTTCCGAAAGCGCACGGACACAGGTGTGGCAAGGTAGCCGGACCGCATCCAACCCGGTCAGATCGGCCACTCGCGAGATGCCGAAATCATTAAGCAGCTCTTTGCGCGACACCGCGTTAACCGTTTGCACGGTTGCCTCGCGAAGTTCTTTGCGGGTTATTGAAGGGGTTGCCATCTTTTAGCCGCCTCCTTCGCCTGTCGATGTTGCGAACATGGCTCTCGCTGATACCGAAGCGCGCTGCGATAGCACGGTACTGGAGTCCCTGCGTGCAGAAAACGCGAATGTCGCTAACCTGTTGAGCCGTGAGCTTTGCCATGCCGTGCTTGATGCCTGTGGCCGCGCGACCAAGTCCGACCATCTGACGCGAGTTCTGAGCTGCGGTGCCAAGGAATAAATGCTGGGGATTGCAGCAAGCAGGGTTATCGCATTTGTGCTGAACTTGGAGACCCTTCGGAATAGGTCCGACCCACAATTGATATGCCAGCCTATTAGCCCGTCTGGTTCTTGGCTGGAGCGTCGTAGCTTGGAAAATTCCGTAGCCCCGATTTTTCGCGCCAGTCCAGACCCAGCATTGAGGATATACAGCATCGTTTTTATCCAAGAACGAATTGAAACGGACGAGCTCCGAAGGCGTTAGCGATAAAGCAGCGGTCATAGATGACTCGATCCATAGCTCTCTTGATCAATCGCCTCAAGCCTTCATTCTTACCGTTGAGAAGTTTTTCTGCTAGACGTTCTCCGAATCTCAGGTACAGTTTCCGCAACAGCCATGGGCACCGCTTCGAGAACAGCCAGCTTCGGAAATAGAGCCAGCGTGGATCATCTATCCCATAGCAAGCTCGCGCCACCCAGCATGTTATGGCTGCTGCCGCCGACGCCGCCTGTGCCACAGCGCCTGCTGCCCCGACCCCGGCTGACATCATCCCGGCGCTCTGTTGGGCTTGGAGCTGTTGTTGCTGAGCCGCCATCTGTGCTTGGTTAAAGGCTATACCGTTCATCGTCGCGTAGTTGGCCTGCTGGAAAGAGTTATAAGAACCCGCTTGGCCGAGCTCGGCTTGCGCGAGGTTAGTGCCGCCTAACCCGAAGGGCCGTTTCTGGAACATGTTATAGGCTTGCCCCATGTTAGCCATAAACTGGTTAGCTTGCTGTTGCTGAAGTCCGCCATAGATCGCAGCCATCTGGGCGGTGTTCATGCCCATCTGTTCCTGCATGTTCTGAGCGCTGCCGTAGAGGCCGCCAGCTTGCGCGGCTGCATTAACCCCAAGCCCGTAGCTCTGGGCGCCTTGGCCCAGGACATTGCTGCCCAGCCCCATGGTCTGCGCCCCGGCTCCCAACTGGCCTGCACCCAGGCCATACAACTGTCCGCCAGCGGTTAATTGCTGGCCGCCCAGTCCCATGGTCTGGCCCCCGAGCCCCATGGTCTGCCCACCTAACCCGCGTAACTGGCCGGCTTGTCCAAGAATCGAGGCAGCTTGCCCGATATCCTGCATCGCTTCACCGCGCATGGCTTGCCCGTATTGAAGCGTATTGAGTCCAAGTTGTCTCGCAGCCGCCGCCTGTCCCGCCATCCCTTGCCCAAGAGACGCTGCGCCCAATGCCCCGGCTGCGCTCCCCAGGCCGGCTCGCATCATTTGTTGCTGGGTCTGCGGATCGATGGGTTCCTGCAAAAGCTGTTGCCCCATCGCGTACGGCGTTGCCGCCATGCCGGCCATCTGTCCACCCATCCGGTTGATCTGGCCACCGATGCCGCTGATCCGGCCACCCAGGTTAATCAGCGGTTGAGCTAAACCCGCCTGTTGCGCACCCAGCTGCGCAATGGGTTGCGCGTAGCCGGCCTGGGCCTGCCCCAGGTTGTAGATCGGTTGCGCCATCCCGGTCTGGGTTGCCCCGATGTTGAACAGCGGTTGCGCGGCGCTGGCGACCGTGCCGGCCTGACCCCGCAGAGCGTTAATGTCAGAGGTGGTATCGGTGCCGAGGCGACCCAGGATGTTGCCCCCCAGCCCTTGCATGATCTGACCGGTGCCAGCCGCGCCGCCGGCCACCCCTGGCACCTGCTGGTTTAACATCGCTTGGTACTGGTTATAGGCGTTTTGTAATGCCGGGTACCGATTAGCAAAATCGATGTCGCTTAAAGCGTAGGACGAGATATCGGCCCCGATGGCCATCTGGTTGAGACCCATCGCTGTCTGGTAATCGAACCCCGGAGGTGCCCCCTGCGCCTTGAATTGAGCTGCACCGCCGCCACCGCCACCACTAGGCATAAATTTAGTCCTCCTCCTCTTCGCTATAGATATAGGCTTCTTCAGGTGCTTTCTTGAGGCGCATCATACGCATGCCTTTCGGTCCGATCTCGGTTGCTTTGGGACAGAGTAAAAACAGCGGGTCACCAACTTGGCGCTTCACTTCGGTTGCTAAAAATTTCACCACCTTAACGAACTGACGCGGGCTGATCATCTCCGGGTTAATCGCTGGATAGATGACCGTCTGCTGGAGCGCTTGGAAAAAGCCGACCGGTCTGCCTTTATGCAGCACTAGATAGATCGGGAACTGGCGACTGACCGGGCTACCCAGCAGCTGCTGGGACATCAGGTCGATCCCGAACTCGTGGATGCGGCGTTCGTTCTCGATGGGAAGCAACGAGATGTCGCTCTCGTCCGGTTCTTTAAGTGAGCGTTGCATCGGCTTTGAGGTAAGCTGCGAATACGTCTCCTTTGGCTGCCGTTAGCCCCGTTGGTTGGCCGGTCACGCCTTTCTGGGTCGCGCCGATGGTGGCTACCGTGTAATCGGTGGCGGTGCTGAAATTGGTGACTTTGCCGGCAGCGTACGAAGTGAACCCGTAGGGCACGACGGTCGGCACCTTACACATCCGGCGCGGAAACAGCTGGGTGAAGAGTACATTGTTGGCTACGTTGGCCACTGCTTGGGTTGCCGTTCCCGCATTGACCAGCTGATAAGTGAAATTGGTCCAGTAGTACCGGATGGCATCGTGCAGATCCTGCTCGAACGAGTTAACCGTGCAGTAAGTAGCGGTTGGGCTCGCCTCCAGCTTGATCGCCGAAATCTTGAACTGGTTGTTAATTACGGTACACAGATTGGAATTGTTAGCCGTGCCGCAGAAACCGCCTGAAATCCATTTATTGAGATTAGTGGTCGCAGTCTGGGAATTGCTACCGATGGCGAATACCACCCCGATGCGCAGCCCGGTCGTGCCCTCGCCAAAGCTCCAGGTGCCAAGGGTGCTCACAGGTAAGGCCGGGATACCGGTGATTCTCACCCGTTGCCAGACATTGGCAGCTTGCACAGTGAAATTGGCGACGTAAGAAGCATCGCGCGCGCCTGTGGTCAAATAAACCGAGTAAGTACCGGGGACATTGGTAAAAACGCTGAAGGCCAGGGTGAGCGTTTCACCCTGAAGCATGACGATATCAGAGCCCTCGATCAGGTGCTCGTGGATGAACCGGTCAGTCGCTGCCAATGTCGGGACCAAGGTTGGACCTACCGTGTATTTGATGGCGGAAAGGCAGTTGTCGGTGTCACCGCTGGCTGGCGGCCCGGTATCAGCTGCGATAGCCAACACGCTGGCAATCGTCGCTCGGGTCACCACCATGTCATAGGTGTTGGTGTCACCCAACGGCACCGTGAAAGAAGACGCCATGGCTGGCAGCTGCGCGATCTGGTAGGTGGCGTTCTTGGCATAATTGCGTGCCACCTTAGCTGAGATCGATTGGGGCTGATAGGTGCCGCTAACCGGATCAAAGAAGTACCAGCTCCCGCCCATGGCAATCGGCCCCTGGTCAGTCGTCGGGAGCGTGGAACCGGCCGGCAGGATCAGCCCGGTCAGGAAGTTGCCCTCGATGTAGGCTTCCATCAGCTGGACCAGTTGCTGGCCGTATTCGTCTGCGTCGCCCTCAAATCCTTCCGGGAACGGCGCTATTGAGATCTTTAAGGGGACTTGTTGCTGAACTGACATGTTTTACCAGCGGTGGTTAGGGCGACTAAGGGCTAAGAGCTGCGGGCCGAACGGGTTTTTAACGAACCGAACATTCAGTTGCAGCGCGTCATAGATCAGTTCTTTGCTCCTGGGATGATAGATCGGGGGCATCCCGGTCTGCGGAATCAGAAACACGGGTACAGGCGTCTGGGGCGGGGTGGTGCCGTTACTCATGCGTTAGGTGCCTCCAATGCGATGTGCGGAGTAGCTGATTCGTCAACGGCACAACTGCCCTGCCCAGCCTGCAGTTGACGGTCGTAAAAGAATTTGATCATTCGCACCCCCAGTCTGCCTTGCCATTGGATCATCAACTGAAACGCTTTATCGACTCCGTCCATTCTCCCGATCTCGACACAGGCTGCACCATCGGTAGGACTCTCGTTGACCACCCATTCCCGAGTACGCAGATGTCTACACTGGCGCCGGAAGTTCTCGAGCTGCGTGGTGCCATTTTTCGAGACGTAATAGATGGTGCCTTTGACCGGGTTGCCGAACGGTCCGATATCGGCTCGCAAGACGGTACTGAAAAGCAACTGATAGTTGCCCGCTAATCCCGTGACGTAAACCTGAATTGGGACAACGCCTTTGAGACCCGTGATCATGATTTCCGCGAACACGAACCGGTAATAATCATCGGTCTGGAGCAGAAACGCGCGCGTCTCGAAGCTGCAGTTGACCTCGGTCTCGACGTCATCAAGCTGATTCGGTATGAAATTTTCCCAGAGGTGGATGTTGCTTTGCAGTGGTAGATCGCTCTCCAGTTGCGGACTGGGGCTCTCGCCGGCATTGAGCGCCAGGAATCCCGCCGAGTACGCTAGCTCGTAATTGTGCTGGGTCCCGTTGACGATGGGCGAGGTGTATTGCACCGGGTAGCTACCGGTCCAGATCCCGACCCAGCAGATCCCGGCTTGATTATTGAGCTTTTCGGCGACCCCACCATCCATGATCCAGGTATGCCGGTTATCCACGCAGCTGGCCGGCACACTCACCATCAGGATATTCTCCCAATGCCCCATACAGAGCCGATTCATGTTGGCGTTCATCAGGAACTTCGAACGCTGCATCTCGCCATCTGCAGTCAGGATGAGAGTCGAGAGGTTCTGGGTCAGGGCTCGGTCGTAGGAAATGACGCCACGTGCGGTAAAAAGCCAGAGCATCCCATGGAGATAGGTCCAGGCCCACGGCGCAATGATCCCAACCTCCAGGCTGACATCCGATTGGAACCCTGGGGTCTGCTGCCATTGGGTCCGATCCTGAATGAAGGACTCCAGCGTGTGCAATGAGCTATTGGTAGCAACCAGGAGTCCCTGGACTGGCGCGGGAATCAGGTTCTCAACGCCGCGCGGGAACCGGAACCCGGTCTGCTCGGCCAAATAGGTGTTCTCCTGGAAGCTGGCACCGTAGAGGAGATCACTGGCAAACACCAGATCCCCTTGGGATAACCATAAGCGGTTATCCTGCCAAATCATCGCTGTCCCAATCGGGATCGGCGCTCTCGGGGTACCGGTGACGTAGTTGACATCGATGACGCCGCTCGTGAAATCGTCTAATTGCCAGTAGCAGGGCTTGCTGTACCCGTCCTGCATGATGACCACGTTACGTGGCTGGGGTAATACGGTGATGGCATTGGACGCATCGTATTGGATCGCTTGGATCGTGTTAGCGAACCAGATCCAGTCCACGTCCGGTCTGAAGACAACCTTAGGCAACTGGGTCCAAACCTTGAATGGAAAGATACTCCAGTAGATCAACCCATCGATAGCAATCAGCTTATAGTTGCGATCATCCATGGTGCGCGCCCAGAAATTGCCTTGGGCTTTGCGGCCGCAGAAACTCTGCAGGCGCCGTTTACCGGGTCGGGTCTGGACCACCCCGCCGCGATTCGAAATGTTTACGCCCCAGGCATAGGTTCCGGGCTGGAGATCGGTGGGATACAGCAAGCTGTCAACGCCGCCAACGTACTGGCCATCGACCGAGAATTGCAGCTGTTGCGCGCCCATAGTCTCACGGCATCGAAATCATGGAGCCGCCCCATATGCTTGGGTCGATGCTCAAGTTCAGTTCCTCGTGCGGATGGGTGGCCCGCCATTCCTTGTTTAAGAGGTCTTTGGCGACTTGTAGCAGCATCGTCGCGGCGTTAGGGTCAGTGGTCGCGGTCATCACCGCGCGCATCGCGTGCAGCATGGCTGAGCGGCTCCGCATATGAACGGGATCCGTCAGACTAGTGATTTTAACCAACCGTTTCCGGTACCGGATTCTGACTGTCACGGCTTTCTGGCCAATTTTTATGATGCGAAAGCGTGGCTCCCGGATATTGGGCCAATAAGTGCCGAGGGCTTGCCCGTAAGCGGTCCCATCAGTTGCATACAGCTGGATGAAGCTTTGGGGATCTCCCAGTACAATCCTATCGATCCGCTTAAACGGCAGCGCTTGATCGGAGATATCAAAGTTGTTCTGTTCGCAAGTGACTTGTGTTCCTAGCTGGCCATCGTGAACCGAGTAGACCGGGAGATCATTGACATCGAGTCCGTAGGCCCGGATGATGCACCCGGTGTCACCCTGGTTTACTGGATAAGCTGCTATGTAGCTGGGTTGCCAAAGAGGGAACGCGACGGGGGATTCGCCAATTTCTTCCCAGCCGCCACAGGGTCGGTTACTGCCCACGACATCTGCCATGTCGTTGTCCTGGCCCAAACCGTCCATCGAAAATTCAAACCATTGGTTACGAAAAGTTCCGGTACTGTGGTTGACGTTGATGGCCAAAATTTGATCGACATACTGGGGCAAGGTGACATAGAAGCTGTCAAAGGTCTGGATATCCACGTACCCGATGAGCGGATCCCAGTTGCTCAGATTGGCCAGCAGTTCTATTGACTCGGTGATTCGGTCGAAGATTTTCTGTTGGCCGATGGGGCCGAAGATGTCGCAGGCGGCGTCGTAGAGGTCCGCCACGATGATGGAATCGCGGGTTCCAATGTTAAGGTTGAGGGTCGGGCTCGTTTCAGCAACATTGCTAACACGGGCGAAAAGGTTGCGGGCAGCTTGATCTTCATCTAAGAACCTCATGGCGTTTTGTTCCGCAGCGGCCGCGTCGTCCCAGTTAAGCGTGTCAAATCCGCGTATGGCCAAACATGCCGTGATAATGGCTTGGCGGTTGGATAGCGGGATCACATCGGTCGCAGCCGTGATTTTATGGGTGCGCCGACGGGCCAGGATCTTGGCACTCACTCCGGCCTGACTTAACTTGATCCACTCAAATTGCGGATAGAGAACCTGTGGCTGCCACGTAGCGACCAGTTTTGAAGGGATAATGTAGGGGCTCGCGTACAGGGAGAGGTTGCCCTGGGTGAGCGGTTTAGAGACCTCCAAAATGTTGTAGAAAGTTGTGGTAATGGCTTGCCCAACGTAAGCGGTGATCCAGGTCGTGCTCCCGTCCTGGTTGACGGCATTGACCAAGACCTGCGCGTTGAGGTCGGCGCTGTTGTCGCTGTTGATAATGAACTGGCTACCTCCCGGCGGCCACGGTTTTTGCAGACATTTCCACCCGCGATCTTGCCACTGCCAACCGCTTTCGGGATCATTCGACCCAGGCCCGTTGAGGCTGAACTCGTAGAATTGATTCCGTGTAAAAGCCGGTTGCTTATTGATATTGATTTTGATTGGTTTTTGGATATGCGGCGGCAAGCAGATGTAGTAAGACTGGACAATGGGAATATCCACGTACACCAAAAGGGGATCCCATAACACGTTGGTGCGTGTGGCCTTGTTCGCCAAGAGCTCAACAGCTCTCGTGAGTACATCGAAGGTATATTCCTGATCGCAAGTCCCTAAGACTCTTCCTACTTGCGCTATCACCTCTGAGACGATGATCATTTGAAATTGTTCCTGAAGCTCTTCCGCAGATCGTCCCCGTATCCTTCCTGCTTCTTGCTTTTCTCAGGCGGTTCGATATGGTGCACCGCGAGGCTCACCGAGTAGCGATGCTTCTTTTTACCGTTTTCGTCGCTCTCTTCGTGGTGCCGGTGTTTGACCGAATACTTGATCTTGGCTTCCCCGTGATCGGGCATCTCCAAAAGACGCGGATCATCGTGCCCGTCGATATGCAGCCGGGGTGACCCGTCATCATCATCGCTGGTCATGGCTTGCATCATCGCAGCCACCGGCAACCCTTTATCCTTCCGGCCTAGTTTGATTGGTTTACTCATAAAAATGAGGGACCGACACAGTGTTCAGCTAACTCATCGCTCGAAATGCTGGTATCGTCGGAATCAGTCCGCTCCCCACCCATTAATGGGTTACGGAGAAAAACAGCGCATCGGCCCCTCCCGGTACAAAAAGAAGGAGGACCCATTTTGTGCCACGGGTCCTCGCATCCCTACATGCTGTAACCTGATGCAGAACCAGGATACGAATTGCAAGTAAGGAAATTGAACGTGGGATTGCACCTTTTGTATGCAATCGGTATTACGGCATGTGGCCGTTCAGGACGATACGCCCTGATCATCTGATAGATGTGATACCCATAATCACCATAAGTATTACAATCATTATCCCGTATCACAGTGAATTCCAACTCCCCTTGAGCGTATTGCGCAGGGAACTTCCAGTCACCAACACCCAGGTATTGCTCGGGCACTAGCCTACGAAAGCTGTTGGCGAATATAAGAAAGCCTACCTCGTATTGCGCGTACAACCAAGCTGGATTTGTTCTCGCCCCGAACCCCGTGGTCACGGCGACCGCAATTTCTGGTTCAATGAATTGCGGTATAAGCTGTCCGTTGAGCACTGTAAACGTGTTGAAACGCAACGGCTGTTGATCAATGCCAAACGCAATGCCACGATAAGGCCCTTCCCAGGTGTAACCAGTAAGCGCTTCGTGGCCCAGATCGTATTTCCCAGTGGTCAAGTACTGGAGATCCTGATGGACGTTCAACTCGTCCCGGAACACGTTCAATTGGTTCTGGCTCCCGATGAATTTCGCAATCGCACCTTTCTCGCTCTCGAATGCTTCGCATAGGAGGGTTTCATGCGCGAACACGAGCAGGTACTGCAAGAAACTGAATGTTAAATTTGCGTCAGGTGGCGTCGAATCGTTCATGCCCACATCGATCATCTGGACGTCGCCATTGACCATCGCCTCGAACGTGCGCCCCTGGTTGATCTTGACTTTGAACCCACTGTGCAGGAACAACTGGCTCCGCACATCGCAGTTGCTCAGATAGAGGAGCTGTTTCTGCAAAGAATCCTGGACCGCGACGTAGCTGTTCTCAAATGCCGAGCGCATTTGTTTGCAGCACACCTTAGGGCCTCTGCCACGGAGAGTCCCCAGCCGGGTTACGTATTCCGTCGTGCCGACCTGGGCGATTTGCCCGAATGTTCCACATGAATCAGTGTCATTGATATACTCAGGCAACACGAGCGATTGCCCAAGGATTGGTCTTTCGACCACCACGTTCCTCTGTTGATCCGAAATTCCGTTCTCGAAAACGCCACCATCGAGGGTGTCGTTATACGGCGCGCGCCGCATGATCAGGGTCGTAATTTGACCGACAAGACGGTTGTTATCACGATTGGCAAAATCTACGGCTTGTATGGGAGTTACAATACAATCAGCCATTTATAGTAATTCAAGTTGTGCGGTGCGCCAGAAAAAGGGCACACGCGGGGTGTTGTTCAAGGTTTGCTGTGTTCAGTACCAGCGGACAAAACACCCGATACAACACTGCACGTCCCGGTGGCGGACGCTGAGGTCACGACTTGGCAGCGGACACTCGAAACTGCGATTTAGGGTCTAGCCTCGCAGCGCATCAAATGCAAGGATAATAATTCATGTTTCGGCTTCGAACCTTGCATGCGCAACGCTGAAAACCTCCGATATCGTCAACTTTTTGCTATCGTTGAGGGACTTACAGACGGAAAAACGGGCCGAAAAAGCATGGTCCTGACGCCTCGGCGCGCGCTGTCATCTTTGATTCCGTGCAGCAACGCGGGACGTCGGCCGCCCTTTTCGACGCTCTCAAGGGCTTCCTGGGAAATGGTCGGCGCATTGTAATACTGCTGGATCGCATAGCTGTCGCGAGACACTGAGATGTACTTGTCTCGGTAAAAGAAATCCCAGCCTTGGTTGGCGCTCCCCACGGTCCATTGCGGGTGAAGATCGAAAAAATCGGTGCGAAACACCGCGTTGCCATTCATGTGCAAATTGTCTTGAATGCTCCCTGGCATGTTCCAGTGGCCGAAGGCTTCCTTGCCCTCGCCCTTGGTGATTTCCCATTCGGCGGAAAGTTGGTCCATCCAGTCAAAGGAGAGCGGTACGCAGTCCGGCTCGAAGAGGAGATAGGCCTCGTTGCGCGAGGTGTTTTGCCGATGCAAAATGGTCATCTCCATCATGGAGGACATCGCCAGCATGTTGCTGCCACCGGGCCAGCCGGTGTCATGGTTGCGGGCCATCAAGGCCGCTGCTCGTCCGAACTTGTGTTTGGCGAGTTTCTCGAATTCGCGCGGGACCCAGATCGGACAATCCTTGCGATAGATCAACCAGAATTCTGTCTCACCACGTTTCTCTCTCTCCAGGTCGCAGATCAACTGCACCAGCTCGAAGGTCGGTCCGAGATCCAGCGGGCAACATTGTAAACACAAGGAAATCATGACCTCGATGGCACCAAGCGTGTAACGATGGCTTCTGAACGCTCCTGGAATTCTTTGGCCCATTTTCTGGCCTGGGCAATTTCGCGCTTGTCAGGTCGCACGACCCGCTGATCCATGGTCGCGATACGCTTTTCAAGGGTGTCGCATAAATCTGTGATCGTCCTAGTCAGGACCCAATAATCCATGCTGCAGGCCAGGAACTGTTGCTGCAGCCGGGTCAGATACGCGTCCATATAGGCTTTCACTGATGCAGGATCCTCAAAATTCGGCTGCGGGATGTCTGTGTATTGCGGGGTCAATCTGATCATAGGAGGCTCTCGATATGGGTTTTGAGGCCCAGTGTCCAGTCACCATGGCTCCAGTACAGGCGGAAGGGCCAATCAGCCGGCCGGTCTCTGGTATGACGCAAGTGGTAACGCTTAGGCTGGAAGGTGACCGCGTAAAGGTTGAGACAATCGTGCTCAGCAAACTTCATCGGGTGAGCGAGAAAGTTCTCGGGTCGAAATGGCACATCGCTGTAAACGGTCTCATAAAGACTCTTGCCTTGCACGGCTTCGATGTGTTCCCGACAGCACCGATAGGTGTCGCGCCACCACAAAAACGGGCATTGGATCATCAGTTCGCGAGTCAATGAGAGCCCCATACAACGTTCGCAGGGGCCGCGCCAGACCCGTTCCGCGACCGGTGAATCCGCCCAGTCGCACCATTCGATCACGGGTAGACCTTGATGCATCAACGTCTCGATTGAGGCCGGCCCGAAGAGCATCAGGTCCGAATCCCAGGAGATGATCAGCTCGGCGTCGCTGATCTGATCGGCAAACATTTTCTCGTACATCTGCATCGTGTACCCGTCGGGCCACACATCTGTGATGTAGCTGTAGATAACGTTGGAGCCCAGGTTCCAGCTTTCGACGATTTCGCGGCAATCTGCATCCAGGCGAACGTAGATCCGGCCAGGGGTCTGCCAGAATTTTTGGATCAGCCGTGTCGAAAAATAAAGCCACTCCAGATCCTTCCGGCAGCTGATCCTTAAAATGTCGCAGGTAGGATTCATCGCGGTAAAAACAGCGCATCACATTGAGCGTCGTTTCCGCTCCCATGCCACCCGCTCCCAGGCGGATAGAATTCGGCGACACGGTACTGCAGTTCGTTCTCCAAGACATGTTGGAGCTCGGCGGTCGAAGTATTCTGGCGCTGTAAGGCGATAGGGTTAATCTCCAGCCAGATCGTCGGTCGATGATGCATAATCGTCTGTCGGGCACCGCGAAGCGCCTGGGGTTCACAACCCTCGATATCGATCTTCATGAAGGACACTTGGCCGCCAATCGCGCAGTCGCCATCAATGGTGATCCGGCGATGCTTGGTCATCGGCCACTGGCAAGCCGGATCAACCAGCCGGCTGCCACCGATGCAATCGGGCTCGTGAAAGAGGTAAACTTCGCCTGGGGTTTCCCCCACGGCGTGCGGGATACAGTAAGCCCGTGGGCAATTGCGTTTCAGGCATTCGAACTGGACGGGGTGCGGCTCGATAGCCACGACGATCCCGGTCGCTCCTACCAGATTAAGATAAAACACCGTGTGATCGCCGAGGGCCGCGCCCAGATCGTAGACGGTCGAACCGGGTTTGATGTAGGGTACCAGCCGTTGGAGGACCGGCTGATCGTGATCCAGGCGCCTAGCTTGCTCCACCCAACGGGAGAAATGGGTATCGTGTCTCATTACCCACCAGCCTTCCGGAGTCTGCATTATTTCGTCTTCGTGCATTCTGTTTTATCGATGTACTTCGGCAACACGAAGTTGAGGTCTTCTGAAGAAAGTGTGTCGTTATAGGGCGCAGATTTCTTAATCAGTTTCGTGATCTTCTTAAGCAGTTTTTTCTCCGCTTTAGACCTCTTCACGGATGTTTCGGAGTCGGCGTTGGCGTCTGAGCTCGAAAAATAAACCTGCCCAAAATCACTTGCGCCGGAGTCGGGCTCAGGTTGGGCTCAGACGTAAACCAGTGGGGGTTGCCGGTGCCCCCACCGTGAAGGTGAAAGGGGCAGTGAACGGACTCTCCTGAGCGAAGCCGTTGACGGCCGCCACCGTCACGGTGTAAGAACCATTGCTGAGCGCTCCCAAATCATAGTGGAGTTGCTGCGAGCCATCGGCATTGACCTGCGCTTGCACATTGAGATTGGTCGTGGCCAGCCCCGTAATCACGTAGGACACTACATTCAACCCCTGGTTGCCGGAGCTAGCCGGGACCGGATCACAGACCAAGAAGGGTGCGGCATGCACTGCCAGCGTGGTTAGGCCCAAGAGCAAAAATAAGATTTTCATGGTCGTTGGAATCTCATACGTCTGGTCGCGGGGTTGAATGTTCCGGCATAAAGGCCATCGTGCCCAAATGCGGACATATAAGCTGTGTATCAAGCCAGAGGGGAATCTGGCATTGCTTGACCCGGCGACAGAAGGCCTCATCTTCGCCCTCGTCTTTCTCCGGTTGAAAGTACCTCCAGGGGGTAAATTCCGCCTCCGGTGCGAGGTTGGGGAACTGGCGCTGGACCTCCAAAAAGACCTCCCGGTGGACCAAGGCACACCCGAATCCGATCCAATCGACCTCGACCAGACCCCTGGCGCTCCCTCTGCGGAGCTGGTCGCACAGAAGTTTGTCCTCGTGATGTCGCGGCCGGATCTCGGGCTGAGCGACCAGTTGCCCTCGGTATTTTCGCGAAGCGTAAACCCCTCCGACAATCGGCTTGCCACTGGCTAAGAGGCGCTCGAGCACATCGTAATTCGTGTATTCCTCAGGCACGTTCTGGGAACCGGCGATCCACCGGTACCAATCCGGATTCTTGATCGGCGCTGCCATGTCGGAATCGAGCCACAAACTCCAGGTTGCGCCGCTTTTGAGGAACCGATGCGCTAACATGTTGCGGCTGCGGTGGATCACGGTGTCAGCCATCACGTCGAATCCAAGCTCGTATTTCTTGGCCAAGTACAAACAGGTCCACATGAAAGGCAACGTCGGCCGTTCCAGGACCGGTGCGCAGACTATCACGCTCGTCTTGGTACGATTAGGTAAACTCTCGGTCCATCCCTCCTGACCGTTGGCTGCGAAGTGCGGTTCGAGCTCATCGAGGATATCGGCTTTAACCCCTGGGGTGCGCTTGATAAACTTCAGGACGCAGGAGAGCGGGATGGTTCCTGGCTGTTTCATCCATTTCTCTAGCGTGTCATGACTTCTCTCGTAGAAGTCCTGAGCTGCCTTGGCCTTAGCACCGCCCATTTCCCAGATATGTTCCAAGATCATCTGACCCAGATCCAGGTCGCGCTGGGGCTTCAGTGGCTGCACAGGAGTTGTTGGGTCGGGTTCAGGCAGCTTGGCCGGCACAGGTACCGCCCTCTGCTCGACTATCGTGCCTATCGTGGTCCGGATTCCGTGCTGCGGCGGCACCACCGCGATCTGCGGTCCAGGGGGCTGATTCTGTTGCGGCGGCACCACCGCCATGCCGCGCCCCTGAGGCTGTTGAATAAACTGACCTTCTAACACGGGTATTCCTTGCGGTATCTGTCCCTGTTTGTTTGGCACCGTACCACTCCCAGGATAATAAAGATCTTGCATGGGAGCTGGCTGAACCGCCGCCCCGGTCTGTCCCCCATACTTTGCCTCTAAAGCTTCTGCGTTTACCGAGATCATTTACTGCCGTCTCCCCAGTCGAAGTTCCTAAAGCTCTTGCGCACATCCAGATCGTGTATAGACAAGCCCTGCCCGTTCTGCTGCGGTTTGGCTCCGGTCGGACTCGGCGGCGTACCGCTCGTCTGCGATATCCGGCGGCGCGCACCATTGATCTTTTCCAGATCGCTTTTGAGCTGGTCGCGCTCAGCCTTTGTTTCTTTCAATTCCTTTTCCAGGTTAACAATTTGCGCATCCATAATCTGGGTCTGCGTCGCGGTCAGAGCCGCCCGCACCCAGGCCCGTGGTCCGTTACGCTCAAGATCTTGTACCGTTTGATTGAAGAATTCGTTCAGTCGTGTGAACCGTTCATTGTGCGCATCGATAGCCGCGCGCTCTTCCTTGGTCTTAGCTTGACTAATATCTACCGGCAGAAAATCTTTAATCCGTTGCTCCTGAATCCTGGTCTCAGCCAGCACCTCCTCCTGCGCCCATTTGTTTGCTGCCGCATTTCTTTCCTTAATCCAGTTGTCGTAGCTCGCAGCGTCGTTGCCGTGTTTGAAAAGCTCCGTATTCCGATCTTTCTGGAGTTTTAGCAAATCGTTAACCTGGGACCGCAGCGCTTCCCGGTTCATCTCATCGGAGACTTTGGCGATCACGGCTTGTTGCCACCATGCTTTCTGCTCAGCTATCGTGTCGCCTAGTTTGTCCGGACTATCCCAGCCCTGCTTCACATCGGCAGCCCAGCGCGCGCCTTGCTGCTGGTCATCCAGCATGGTGCCCGCTTCATCCAGGATACTCAGGTATTGGTTGATGATCGGGACCTGATACCTGCGATTAAATTCCGGGTCAGCAGCGATATTGAACCGGCGCCGCATACCGTTTAATTGCTCGTAGTCAGCCCTTAGTTCCGGCGTAAGTTGATTGGCGCGCGCCTCATTTAACTGCGCTTCGATAGCTTTGTGTCGTTCTTCCTGAGTGCGCAACAAAGCCCGGTCAGCTTTCCATTTATCTTTGACGACCTTAAACTGTTCGTAGACCTCTGGGCGCTGCCCTGTCACCAGGGTTAGTTTATCAATCTCATCGTCACTATGTTCCCTGGGCGATTCTTCAGCTTTCACCGTCGGCGGAGGAACAACAGGTTCCACCCTGGCTACCACTTTTTCAGTAGCCGGGGCTAACTCCTTTTCGGGCTTGGTTTCCTGAGCTGGACCGGGGGCTTCCGGTGCTTTGGGTTCAGAATCCTGTTCCGCCCAGAAATCCTTGAAGTGGTCCTTTAGCGCGCTGAGGTCCTCAGGACTCGCACCAGTATCGACCGTGACAGTTTCCGGGACCGTGGTACTGATTGGAGGGTTATCGTCTGGCATATCAATCCTTGGTCATATCGATTGGCTTAGCGCTGACATCGGGTTCCTCGACGACACGGCAACTGGTATAAATCTGCAGAAGGCACAGCTCGTAACCAGCGGCATAGGCACCGGTCATCCCGGCCATTTCGATAGTTTTGAGGCTCTCGAAGGTGATACGCGGCTTGTAGTTATGCAGGAAATTTAGCCATTTTTGGCCCAGTGGCGTATTCAGGAACTGGTTGACGCCAGCGGCATCGCTGGGAGTCCACTTATTAAGCTGGGGTAACTCCATTAGCCTCCTCTGGCTGCCGCCATGTTATTGCCGAGAAAATCTTGTCCGGGTGGTGGGCCGCCCATTCCTGCAGCATTCGGGCCCATCGGCAGCCCCATCGGCCCAGACATGCCACCGGGCTGCGGGAGTTGCGGCATAGCCATCCCGGTTAACCCCGCGTTTTGCTGCGCCATGGCCTGCATTTGCATCGCTTGCATCTCGGCCGCCTGCACATTTTGCATTAAGTGCCCGTACATCTTTTCCAGATCTTTCTGTTGCAGGATCTGCGGCTTGAGCTGCCGCTCGTTAGCCCCCTGTTGCATCATGGCTTGCAGATGCGCTTCCCCGTGGGTCAGCCCCATCTTGAGCGCACCCAACAGATCTTTGGGGATCTGGATCGGCGGCATCTGCATGGCGATCTTCATGTGGTCAGCCACCGCAGGCACCAGGGTCTGGTAATGTTGCATATGCGGATCGCGTGCTGAGACCTGCACGCCTATCCCAGAGCCAAGCATGGTCGCCCATTCCATCTGCTGCTGGCGCTGAGCCTCGATATCGGATGTTTGCGAAGGCTGCGGTACGAATATTTCCTTTGTCACCTTAAACCCAAGCATTCTGTTGCCGGCCATCTCATCCAGTTTGGATTGGTCGAAGTTCGGGTTGCCCTTGGCGATTTGGTAGAACTGAATAAACATCATGTCGTCGTCACGACCCGCGTGTTGTTGGAATTCAGTGGCGGGCTGGTTGGCCAACAAGATGATCTCTTGAACCGAGAGCCCGTCATCCATGAGTTTGAGGATCGTCTCGACGCTGGCTTGATCTGCATCACCCAGATCGGGAGCCCGCGTAAACTGTACACTGGTGTCGGGATCGACAGCCACCATGACGTCATAAAGATCCCCGCTGATGAGCGTCTTGCCTGTGTCGGCAGCCTTCTGCTTAGCCCTGCGCTGTTTGAGCGCGGCGCGCAGATTAGTCTTAGAATAGATCCGGCGCTGCCAGGAGGAGACCCCTTTGGTCATATGGATCCACCAGCGCGCCATCATCCCCTCTTTAGTCTCTTCTTCTTTTACGACATCGATTGAGGTCTGGGTAGCCGTGGGTACCTGCTGACCGTTGTTATTTATTGCCGGCAGTTTAGGCAGGAACGAACCGGCAATGATTTCCGCTGTGGACAGAAGTTTCTGATCCAGTCCCAACCAGTTCTGGATATCGACTCGGAACTGCTGCATCAAGAGCTGGAACCCTTCCGGCACGATCATGAAGGGCGAGCGCACATGGGGCTGGAGCCGGCCAATGATTGATTCCTCGGCTTGGCCTACCAAAAGGCCCGAGATGTACATCGCATCGATAAAACTCATTCTGGCCTTCTCGATGGCCAGCGAGATGTTATACAGAAGTCTCCCGATCCCTTTACTCCCAAACAACCGGCCGTTACCCCCTTGAAAACTGAACAACGTGATCACATCGTCCATCGCTTCCGCGACACCCTCGAAGTAACCAAGCTCGTACGGATCATCCTCCTGCGGCGTCGGATCGTCCTTCCCTATCGTGATATTCGCCGAGGGGCTCTTGGCTTGTGCCTTATCGCGGCTGGAATCGGTACTTTTCTTTGCGCCATTGCGGTTGATCCACCAGTGGTCGATCCCCCCGTCGTAACATTTGACAAAGATGTGCGCCGTCTCGATCATTTTACTGGACCGATGAAACGAATAGTAAAGGTTCCCCTCCCGCACCATGTCCGCCAATTGCCGAGGGTTGTAGACCATTGAATCGTAAGGCGGGGCCGCGCGTTCGATAGCGCTCTTCAGATTGCCGACATTGTACCCGGCAGCCAGGGCGGTGGCTTCATCGACAATGATGTCGCAACATTCGTGGATGTAGTAGTTGCTTTTGACGACGAAGACCGGCAGTTTTTCCGCGAGTTGCGGAGCTTGCTCGTCGTACAAACAATCTTCTTGTCGGAACGTTTTGGGCCGCCATTCATGCTCATCCATTTCAATTGCGGCAGTGTAGCCATATAAGACATTCTCGCTTGCGACCTGCTCCACGAAATCGATCCAGCCGTTCCAGGCGCGGATCTGCTCGGTGGTACGTTCGCGAAACTTCTGGGTCTTATTGGTCGCATCCACAAAGGAGTCATCCAATGCGCTCGCGGTCAGGTAACGCATGTTGTGGACGGCATCGATTAATCTCGGCACCACCCGATCCACGAACGTCGCTAGCACCAGGGTAGAGAAATTCGCGCGCCAGCCCTGTAAATTGGCCTGAAGCCGTTTCTCATCGAAGGGCGGCGTACCATTATAGCTGTCGGCTAAAAGCTTATTCCGATTGGCCCGCGCCTGATTATCTTTTTGTAGACGAAGGAACACTTCATAGGCTTGGCGGGCACTTGAGATCGGTTTGTTGACCACGGTGGTCGATTCGCCGTTGTCGCCGAACTGCGGCTTGTTAAAACGGCCGACCTGTTCTCCGCCAAATGAGGAGGTAATGCTATCAGTTGCCATGTTCTGTCAGATGCCAGCAGTTGGCTGGTGGATCATGTTCCGGAGTGGTTTGAGTATCGGTCATCCAGACGGCGACCTCGTTGATGTGCCCCCAAACACGGCACATAAACAGCCGTGAATCGAATTGGGTCCGCTGATTGCCTTTAAGGTGTTGAACCCGGACAGCGACGTTGTCGTTACAAGGCAGGCAACTGGTTGCCCATCGGATGTTCTGCGGACACTGCGCACAAATCTGCGCGCGATTGGCAGCCAGCCCGATGTCCACTAGGTCCACTCGCGCCTGGGCACGGCGCGCCAGCCAGTTGGCCGCTCGGTCAATCGGTCGCACGTAACTACTTGCTAATCCGATCCCTTGTTGACGGGTCGGCATAGCCGGTGAGTCCGCGCAGTTTTGCTTGAAATGCGCGCACAAATAAGTTTTCAGGTCGCGCCGGATCGCTTCAAGCGTGGCGTTCTGGTTCCCGCCGCACAGCTCGAAGTGCCGGGTACGGAAATCCAGCATGTTGCCCAGCAGCTGTTCGAAGGTAAACCCTTCGATCCGATGCGTCTGACCGCTCGAGAGGACCTGCGGATAATGCCAACCAGAGGGAGGCATTATCGAGGTGATAATGCCAAATTCGACTGCCACTGGAGCTTAAGCCGGAGTACGCGGTTTCTTGGGGCCGCCAGGAATTGACTTTTTCGAAAACGCTTCCGGGAAAGGCGGGAGCCCGTCATCGGAACGTTTTTTGAATTCCGGGTGCTCCGGGTTACCGCGCGGGCTGGTATCCGGATCCTGGCCCTGAAAAGCCGCTAGCCCTTTAGCCGGCGTGCGTTCGCCGCACTTGGTGATTTTGACGTGCTCCAAAAAACCTTCACGACACCCGTCATCGTCATTTTTGACGGTGGTGTCATGAATCATTTCCTTCGAAAAAGGAGTCAAAGATTTCATGAGGTATTCATGTGGGGAGAGCCCGTCTTCAGATACCAGCAACTACAGGGTATACTAGATCTCCTGCGAAAAATCCAGAGGTTGCAATGCGGCTTGTTCGCGCACCCCAAGGTTTCCACGGAGCGCCCCTGGCAATTGCGCTTGCCGATTACTCCCCAGCATGGAAGCCTTTTCCGGCCCATTGATAGCGGCCCCATGCAACATCATCACAAAAGCGTCAGCGATATCGGGACTCCAGCCCAACCTCTTTTTGAATTCTTTTTTGGGCTCTAATCGAATCCGAGGTTTACCAGAGGGACCCTTTGATGCGGGCTGATAACGGCGGCCACTGAGTTCCTTGAACAGGACATTGGTCTGGATCGCTGGGGCGATAGCTACGAAACCAAATTCGAAGAATTTGCGCGCACGTGCGTAGAGCTCGCAATCGATACCGTCATAGATTTCGATGGCGTAATCGTGGTCATCAGCCAGAATTTTCCGTGCGCCGGCCTCGCTGCCCCACATGACCCCACGGACCATCGGACTCCAGTTCTCACAGAGGGCATCATGGGTGCCCGTGCCGACCCCTGTCCGATCACAGGTAACCCAATCCGGGTGAATATTCAGACCCTTGCAACGCTGCTCAAGGCTTGCTGCAAGGGCAATCGTCTTTTCTTTCGGAAGTTCGTAATACTGGTCCGCCTGGATGACGTAACGGGGCTTACGCCAGATAGTCGGTGTGCCGCGCAACGGCTGAAAGCCGATTGCGTGGCCGTATTTGCCCGCAAACAGCACCACCCGGTCGCCGCCCTCGAAAGCCAGATCAATCCCACCGGTGCCGATGGTTCGCCCTGAGAAGATGAAAGTCCCGATGACTGCTTCCAAGAGACTGTACGGAATCAGCGTCTGTTGGAGAGCGCTTAGGGGATACATCCCGCGCCCAAAAGTTAAATAGCGCTGGCCCTGGCCACCAAGCTCCAGAGCATATTTCTCGTAGCCGTCAAAGGTCAGGAACCCTGGGAACACTAACTTGCGTTCCTGGACATTCTCGCTGTCTGCGCCATCCAAACGCAGGACGCTCCAGCGCTCGGCGCTCTGCCATTCTTTATCCGTATCCAGATTGACCTGGGTCCAGCCATTTACAGGCTCAGCCAGTTGCGCCAGCTTGGAGCTCACGTCGCGCGGGTTGGTCGCGCAAAACACTTTGACCGCCTCGTTCCCGTACCCGGAGGCGAGCAAGTTGGCAACCCCTTCCCAGCACCCGGCCGGGATCTCCTCGGCCTCGTCCAGGAGCGCGCGCACTCTGCTCATGGTGCCGAAGATCTTGTGCGGCACCTTGCGCGGGATCGGATGGTAACCTTGCAATACCGCTTTCCCATCCTCGCCTTGCGGGATCGCGATTAACGTGATCGCCGAATGACGATCTTTGGGATCCAACCCAACGAATCCATCCATCGTTAGTCCCGGTAGAGGAATTACAGACGCGTTGTAGAGCCGCTGCAGAGTAGAAAAGGAATTCGATTTGGCGTGTCCGCCGGTTGTACTGATGACCTTGGCCTCCGTGTATTCCGGGTCCCTGAGCCAATCGAGTAACAAATAGCCGATGAGGCTGTACGTTTTCCCAAGTGCAGCCCCGCCCAGGATAATCAGGTTCTGCGTGGTCCTGACCTTTTGCAGCAGTTTGCTGACAGCTCTTGGCTTGCAATTGAACAGCTCACCCCAGAGCAGCGTGCCGGCAGCGCCGTACCTCTCGGTGTCTAAGAGGCGTTTAACTAACGCCCAGATCCAGCCCCGCGCTTGATCGGGTTCCTGGACACTGGGATCGATTTCCCAAACCGCGCTGACGACCTCCTCGTCAGTTCCCTCCCCTAATTTCTGCCTGAACGTGGTCAGATCCATTGACTAAGCCTACCGCAACATAAGCCTGATGCTGATCGCTGAATATGGCGACCAGCACATTGCTGCGATCCAGGACCCAGTAGACATGACCGCCAAGCGGACTCCGATGCTCGAGATCATCAACCCGCCAAGGCTTATTCAAGGATAGGGCTTTCGCCATTGCCGCCTCCAGGTTCCTCGATCTTGATGAACTGGCAAACCATGGATGCGCCTTCCTTACGCACGTGAAATTCCCAGCTGGAGTCGTATAAGGTAGCACTGACTCCGCTGAGCGCGTACCTGCACCGGTTCTGATCCAGCTCAGCGCATGCTGCCCATTGCTTAGCGATATCCCTGAAGAGATCCCTGCCGAAAGTCGGGACTCGGGCCGCGATAATCGCTATGCCGATAGCGATATCGACACAGCAGCGTTGCTGTTCCTCACTGAGCAGATCGAAAGGCTTCAGCTCTTGCATTTAGCTTTATGCTCAGCTTCGCGCTGCTTGATCTCAGCATCCAGGATATTTATCCACACTTCCGCCGCTGGCACCTCACCGGGATTATTGCGTTTCTCAGCTTTTCTGATGAGTTTCCCTAGCCGGTGCCGTAACCGAATCAGGTCCTCGTCGTGGATCACTGAAAGCAGCGTTGGTAGATGTGGTGTTGTCATACCACATGGTACCAAACAGCGTTATCCGGTCAAGGTCGCATACCGGAAGCCCCAGTACCACCGAGCCCCATCAGGCCGGAGCCACCCAGCGCGGGGATCTTGGGCTTACCTTTACCGAAGGCCGGGGGTGCACTCTTTCCTTTGGCGACTGGGGGCGGCGCTTTCTTGGCGGTTTTAGATGCTGACTTCTTAGCGGGAGGAGGCGGACGTCTGGCCACGGCTACTTCTTCTTTCCGAGTTTGCGGTAACCCGATTTAGGTTTTTGCGCGATGCCGTGGAGATCCTTTGGTGAAATATCTTTAGCAATCTTGGCCGCTTCCGGAGAATAGGACTTGGAAGTTTCCCCCTTTTGGATACCTCTGGCTACACCCATCAAGCGTTGCTGGGCTGCCGTCGTGCGCTTGCCTTTGATTGTGCCTTTAGGCGGCATCGATAAACCGCATCATGACACAAATCATTAGCGCTGCGAGCACAATCGCGATGATCCCGCAAAAAAGTGCCGCCAGCTCGTTCAATTTCTGTAGTGATCGGATCATTTTCGCAAATCTGGCGTTGACCATGTGGTGGTTCTAGCTGTAGCGCTAGAACTGTTGTTCCGGAACACAAAAAGAAAGAAAGAACCGCATCATGCCATCAGTGCCATGTACAATCATCGGGACCATCACTTGGTCTGAAGAGGTTAAACCACCCCAACCCCAACCGCCAGGGATCTGGGGCGGAGCACCGCTGCCCGTGCCCACTCCACCGATTTATCTGCCACCACAACAACCCCCAGGAATCTGGCCACCAGCCGGAGTCGTCACCCCACCGATCTACTATCCGCCTGAGATTTGGCCCACCCCGCCTGCGAAACCGCCGTTAGGGATCTGGGGCGGAGGCAACGTGCCGATGCCGACCCCGCCGATCTATCTGCCGCCACAAGGTGGAGGAGGGGGCCAGCCTCCATTAGGTATTTGGGGTGGTCCATATTTCCCGCCAGGGATCTGGGGCGGAGGCAACGTGCCCATGCCCACTCCACCGATTTATCTACCGCCTGACACCATTCCCGGCTTGAAACCGGAACATCCGGTTTACATCCCACCGGCTTCACCCGGCGTGCCCGCTCATCCCATAGTGTTGCCGCCGCCCGGATCAGGAGATAAGCCGGAAGTACTGGAGAACTGGCAGGTAAAGACCTATTGGTCAGCAGCTACAGGATGGGGAGTGGCAATCGTACCAACGGAGAGCCATCCCGGTGCTCCGACTCCGGCGCAGCCGTAAGTTTTATCTCTCTTCTCAAAGCATAAGAGGGCATCAGCTAAAGCGTCAAAGCTGATGTCCTCTTTCTCTTTTTCAGGAAACAAAAACGTAGGCCGGCTGCTTGACGCCATGACTCATGTCGAGGTTGCCATCCACGCCGTCTAAGAAGATCGCGCTGGGTTGCCCCGCAGCGTTGGAAACGTACGCCGGGGTCAACAGCACGTTGGGTGCTCCTACTTGATTGGTCTGTCCCGGCAACGGGTTTTGCACCAGCGTAAACGGATCAAATTGCTGTCGTAACGCGCGCACGGTTTGTAAAGCTGTTGGAGCTGGCGTGCCGACCGGAGTCAGGTAACCCGCGCCAAGTTTCTGATCGTTACCTAAACTGATGAGTAATTCTTGCAAGGTCCCCATAGATATGGTCAGATTGCGCTAGCTGGTTCGTGGCGTCAACTCCGTCTCCCGCCTAAAAACAAGTGTCAAACTTCTTAGGCGGCTTTGCGAGCTATTCGGTCTTGCCAACCATCGATGGCGTAACCGTCCACGTTGGCGACATGGCCTATACCGTTGACAGCGGCGGGCTCTACAACGCTGCCCAGCCATCGGCCCCTCCCGGTGCCCAGCCCGTCTGGGATTTTATCGATACATTGCGCGGCGCTCCCGGCCCACAAGGAGTCCCCGGCGTCGGTGAACCCGGCCCGCAAGGCATGATCGGTCCGCCAGGGACCCCCGGCTCGCGCGGCCCGCAAGGACCGGCCGGGAAAAGCTCGTTCAGCTATTTAGCTAACGCGTTTACGATCCCGGCAACCGGGGTCGTGGTAATTACCCACGTTAATGACACCAGCTGGATGACCGCCGGGACCCTGGTCTATATTCCTGGAGCCGGCACTTTCACCGTCATCGGCTCGCCGGCTGATTCTCAGACTGTCAATTTATCCAACTCCGGTGATCCCAATAACCAGCCGGCCGGGACCCAGGTACAAGCCGGAACCATGGTCAGCCCAGCTAGTCAACGCGGGCCATCTGGACCTCAGGGTATCGCCGGTCCGGTTGGGCCTCCCGGGCCGCAGGGTGCCAGTGGCGCAAGCGCGTATTCTGTCACCACCCAGACTTTCGCGGTACCGGCGAGCGGCGCACAAGCCGTCTGTTTTGTGCAAACGGCAGCAAGTTTCGGCGTAGGCCAGATCGTGTTCGTGGCGGGCGGCGATTACATGAGCGTGCAGGTGGTCAACACGACCAACAACACGCTCACGCTTCAGAACATGGGGATACTGGGCACGGCCGCCGGCACCAATATTCCGATTGGTTCAACGGTCTCTGGGACCGGTCCGCGCGGGCCGCAGGGTATCCAGGGCCCGCAAGGTGTGCAAGGGCCGCAGGGCTTACTCGGCGTCGCGCCTACGGGAGCGATGTTCATGTGGCCAGCCCTGACTGCTCCCGGCGGTTACCTGCTGTGTGATGGCTCCCTTTATTCGCGCTCGGTCTATAGCGCCTTGTTCAGTATCCTCGGCACAGCCTTTGGCCAGTCCGGAGACGATCCTTCCCTGTTCCGGGTCCCGGATCTGCGCGGGCGGATGCCGCTGGGCGCTGGGACGGCAACCGGACCCGCCGGTGCCACCAATCACGCACTAGCCAGTATGGGTGGCGAAGAGACCCACCTCATGGTGCTAGGGGAAATCGCTGCGCACACCCACGGACTCAGTGGTCACTCGCATGCCGGTGCGTGGCATCAGCACACCATGGGGAACCACACCCACGCTGGTGCCAATCACCTGCACGATCTGCAGAACCACAGCCACGCCGGGGCAAATCACCAGCACGACCTCGCAAACCATACCCACGGGTATTCCTACACCGCGCCCGCATCTGTAGCCGGGTTAGGAGCAGGTCCTGCCTTTTATCAAGCGACCTTGGGCGGCTCACCTCAGACCAGCGGCCCCAGCCCGAATAACACAGGATTAGCTGATCGCAGCCTGCAGACGGGCGGCCCATCGATCAACAATTCAGGTTGGAGCGACCGTGACCTGACCACTGGCGCCCCGAACAACAACTGGACGGATGGGCCCAACGCCACCCAGACCGGTGGCCCCAACATCGACAGCACGACCTCAGTCGGGAGCGGGACAGCGTTCAACGAGCTGCCGCCTTTTTTGACGGTCAATTACGTAATTAAGACCTAGGGAACCATGACCGAATACCTTGTCACGCCGCGAGTACCGGGAGTCCGTCCGCAGGACCCACCCAACTACGATGGCGTCGTCTTCGCGTACGTGTTCACCAATGTTGTCGATCCCTGGATTCAGCCAGGAGTCCAATCGAGCGTCACGCTGGTCGTCGCAAACAACCAGGGATTTGTCAACGGCATGACCGTGATGATCGAGGGCGGCGGTTATTACCAAGTCGTCTCGACCGATACCCTGAACCGGATGACGGTGATGAATTTCGGTGGCGGCTACAACCAGCCACCGGGTACGAATATCGCGCCGGGAAAGGTGACCACGACCTCGTTACCGGGACCTGCTGGGGCAACCGGGGCGACCGGTCCCCAAGGCTCCCAAGGCATCCAAGGTATTCCGGGGCCGCCACTAAATAGCAAAGGTACCGTTGCCAGTTCCACTAATTTGCCGGCGAGCGGGAACACGGTAGGGGATTTTTATCAAGCCTTGGATACCGGGCACGGCTGGGGCTGGTCAGGCGGTGCCTGGATCGACCTGGGTCCCTTCAGAGGCCCGCTTGGAAATCCGGGACCTACCGGCCCTGCGGGTCCGCAGGGAATTCAGGGCGTACAAGGCCCGTTGGGACCACCCGGACCAGCCGGGACAAGTGTCGCTACCACCACCGCAGCTCCTTTCACGCAACCGGCATCAGGCGCGAATGTCTCAGTGACGCTAAGCAGCGGGGCAGGTATTTCCACCGGACTCATTCTCTATATCCAAACCGGCGGCTATTATTCGGTCCAATCGATAGCAGGCGCTGTCGCGACTCTGCAAAACCTGGGTTATTCCGGTAACGCCAGCCAAGGTGCCGTGATTGCTTCAGCGAGCTCGGTGGGTGGGGTCGGCCCAGTCGGACCCCAAGGCGCTGCTGGCGCGCAAGGAGCCACTGGTCCAACGGGTGCTACAGGGGCTCAAGGGCCAATTGGCAATACCGGCGCAACCGGGCCAACCGGTGCCACGGGTGCCACTGGGCCAGCTGGCATCAATGGCAAAGATTCCTTTAACGTCACCAGCGGCGCGTTCACGGTTCCGGCCCACGGTTCGACGGTCAGTGTGGTGCTCAATGACGCTTCCTGGGCCATTGTCGGCCAGTTCCTTTACATCGACCAAGCCGGAGGCGGCCCCGGACAGGCTGGTATCATGCAAGTGACCGGCAAAACCGGCAACCAATTGACTCTGCTTAACCCCTGAGGCCCTATGGCTAATCCCGTCGCTCTTCCTGGAACCAATGTACCGGCAGGCGCAGCCGTTTCTCCCGGCGGCGCCCAAGGGGTAACCGGGGCGACTGGTGCAGCTGGTGCAAATAGCGCGACTACCAACACCATCGCGTTCACGGTCCCGGCAGTCGGTAACACAGTCGGAATCACCGTTGCTGACGCGAGCTGGATGATGGTCAATGAGTTCGTTTACGTTAACAACGCCGGAGGCGCTGGCGTAGCAGGCCTCTTACAGATCACGGCAATCGCGGGCAACAACGTGACCCTGCTCAATCCGGCGGCTGCTCCCGCGATCCCCCTAGCCGATTCGACCCAGTCAGGACTCTTGCGGCAAGTCAGCGGCAGTACCGGAGATTTCGTGGACGGGACCAACAATAGCCGGAATCTGGTTACTGCCGTTACCCCAACCATCACGGCGGTCAGACTCCGTAGCATTTCAAGTCTTGGAAACCCGAATTTCGAGGTGGATCAGAAGAACGCGAGTACCTTGATTGCTAATTCCAATACCTGGGCGTGTGATCGCTGGGCCTTATGGAAAAGTGGCACCATGACCTGGAACACTCAACAACAAGCTATTGATGTATATGTGCCGAATACTAATTTTATTATTAGTCGGAACGGCTTGTTGATACAGTTGTCTGGTCAGCAAGCTTCACTTGGCAGTAGTGACAATACAGTTTTGGAGCAAGTCGTAGAGGGTCCACTATGGCGGGAACTTAAAGGAGATGTTCACAGTTTAGCTTTATTGGTTAACAGCGCTGTCGCTCCACTCAAATTTAGTGTGGCCATTCGTGATAATCCTGGCACTAAATCAATTGTACACCTGTTTACTATCCCTACCGCAAATACCTGGACCTTGTTGACTTGGTCAAATATTCCGGCTTTCCCGAGCGCCAATTTCTCAAGTGCCCCAGGTGCGGTGGGCTATGTATTGGATATATGTCTGGCGGCAGGTTCGTCAAAGATCGCGCCTGCTGCGGATGTTTGGCAAAACGCTGTGTACATTGGTGCGTCTGGAATGGATAACCTCGCAGCTCAAGCCGTAAATACGAATTTCTATTGCGGGTTTATCCAGCACTGCCCCGGCAGCAATACCGACCTGATCGACCTCCCGTTTGGGCAGAATCTGGATGGGCCTTTTGGCTGTACTCGCTATTATCAGAAGACGTTTGACTACGGGACCAAGGCCGGGACGGTCACTTATAATGGCGCAATTGCGGCGGTTGTTGTGGCAGGCGCTAATCTGGTGTGCCCGATCAGCTACAAGAAAATCATGGCCAAAGCGCCAACGATTAACGCTTATTCGGGTGCCACTGGAGCTGTGGGCAATGTGCGTGATGTCAGCGCTGCAGTTGATCGAGCTGCGAGCAGCTTATATACCCCGGCAGGCGACTCCGGTTTTAGCGGCTGGAGTTTGGGCAGTACGAATGCCGCCGCAACCTATTACAGTTTCCACTACACCGCCGACACCGGCTGGTAAACACCTATGGCCAACCCCATCGCAGTCCCAGGCAGCAACGTCGCAATCGGCAGCGTGATCGGCCCCGGAGGCGCCCAAGGCGTCCAAGGCTTGCAGGGACCTACCGTGGTCAGCGCGGACGCTGGCAACATCGCCGTTATCGGCAGCGATAACCGGATCCTGGTGCCGCAATCAGCCATCACGTCAGTCAGACTCAGGTCGTTCTCAAGTATTGGCAACCCCTCAATGGAAGTAGCGCAAAGGAACATTGGCAATGCGATTGCTACGCCTGCCAATGGCGCTTTTATCGAGGATAGATGGACTGCCACCAATACGAACTTGGCTTGTACGGCACAACGAGCCACCACGATTTCTGGTCCGTTTACGATACCGGGAACCAATTTCGGGATCACAAATAATTATATCAGGTTCACAGTCAATACGGCTAAAGCTAGTTTAGCGGCCAGTGACAATGTGGGTGTTTACCAAGCAGTCGAAGGGCCTCTTTGGAGAGAACTTTCATCCGATGTTCATTCGGTGAGTTTGCTGGTACGCTCATCGGTGAGCCCATTTAAATTCGGGCTGATTTTACAAAGCGCCACCGGCACAATTTATTCTCTGTGTAAATTATGCACGTTCAATGCTGGCGCGAATAACGTGCAGCTGATCACCTTGCCCAGTTTGCCGGTTTGGACGTCGAGCGCTACTTGGAACAGCGCACCAGGGACGGTGGCTTATTATTTAGGAATCATTTTGGCTGCCGGTAGCAATGCTGTTCCAAGCGCAAACGATAGCTGGATAGCAAGCAGTGCGGCTTGGGGCGCATTAGGCCAGGACAATTTCATGGCTACTGCCGGGGCCATCTTTGATGTTTGTTTTGTCCAGCATTGCCCCGGCAGCAATACCGACCTGATCGACCTCCCGTTCAGCCGGAATCTGGATGAGTGTCAAAGGTATTTTCAGAAGACCTATTCCTATGGCACTAAGCCGGGTAATGCTACTTATGCTGGTGCCTTAAGTACACTAACTCCGGCAAATGCTTTATCTACTCTTCCTGGGACCATCTTCAGCAAACGGATGGCTAAAGCGCCCACTATGGTAATCTGGAGTGAGAGCGGGGCTAGCAATAATGTGCGGGATACCGGCGCTAATGTTGACCGGGCCGTAACTACTGCCTACGCCGATGAGTCGAGCCTCATGCAAATTGTTTTAATAGCTAGCGGGGTGGCAAATAATTTCATCCGATACCACTACACCGCCGACACCGGCTGGTAAAAACTTTATGAACGCAACCGATCAATCACTCGATGTGAGTACGCAGGCGGCCGCACCTTATCCGCCGCCATTCCCCACTTGGCCGCCCAGCTCAGGCGGGTACCCAGTGACGAACCCCGAACTCGGGCCGATCCTGAATCCCTTCCCCTATGGGAGCACCCAGACCGGCAACATCTCGACCTCGCCTCCGGCCCCGGCGCATCCGTACAAGAGCACCTTTTACCCCCAAAAGATGCCGGTCGGTGCCAATGGCCAGAACCAGGGTGCGGCTAACCAGCTGCCGGCCATGACCAAGCCTTGGGAAGTCGGCCCAATCAAGGCCGATCCCAAGACCAGCGCAATCAGCCCAGCCCCGATTCTCGGACCCGGCCCCCAAGGTACGCCACCATATTAAGGAAGCCATGCAAACAATCAGTCCACCCACTGCCGGTTCAACCGCTTTCCAGCAATTGCCGGTCTCGACCAAACCCTGGGAAGTCTTGTCACACGCGGGAAGCCCAACCCCAACGCAGACCTTCCCGATTGCTGGCAAGAATTATATCGACGGACTCGGGACCGTAGTGACACCAACAATCGTTAGAGGAGGCTGGGGGAACTAAGACTATGCCAAAGAAAGCGTTACCCGCGACCATGGAACCCGCGAACGTCGGCAAACAGCCGCCGTTCGTGCCGCTTACCTACAAGATGACAGTCGGGCCGCCATTGCCGGCCGGCACCTATCAGGAAGCCGGGCTCAGGCTCAAAGAATACGATTACGCGTATGCTGGCCAGAACCAGACCGCCGCGATCAACCAAACCTTCCGCCCCTGAAGCTTATGCCAACTGTAACCTATCCACCCCCGTGGGAAGACGGACCCGGAGCAGCCGATCCAGGCGTCTCTGCTGCCTGGGGTTCCTATACCGGTAACGGGCAAGTCGCGATGCTAAGCGGCAAAGTGGGCAACATCAACCGGGGCAGTCCGGGGACCACGCCCGATACCCCGGACCCGGTACAGCTCAGAGCGTTCAAGGGAAGTGATGGGAACATCTACTTCCTGGATAACGACAACCGGGCCTACATGGTGACCGGAGGCGCTTTAGCACCCGCGCCACCAAACTATGCACCGACGAAATAGCGACATGGACATCATCATCTGGCTTTGCGTAGTGGGCCTTGTCGGAGCCGGAGTCCGGTTCCTGGCCCGCTACATAGCAGGAGGACAACACAATGGCTGAAAAAAAGAAATGGATCGCCGGAGCTATAAAACGGCCCGGAAGTTTGAGGAAAGCGTTGGGAGCTAAAGATGGCATTCCGGCGAAAAAACTGGACGCTGCGGCAAAGAAACCGGGCAAGATCGGCCAGAAAGCGAGGCTTGCAAAAACCCTAAAATCTTTCCACTAATGCCAAGCGGAGTACACGACCATCACGCACGCGGGTCAAAACATGGCCAATACAAGCATGGTCTACGTCACAGCAGACTCTACCAAACATGGGTTAGCATGCTTGGACGATGTTGTTATCCAAAGGTAAAATGCTATCCCCGTTACGGCGGTCGCGGTATTCGCGTTTGCGAAGAATGGATGGACTTCACTGCGTTTGCCAACTGGGCACTGACTCACGGATACACGGATGAGTTGACCATCGAGCGGATTGATCCAGACGGTCACTATGAGCCCGCCAATTGCGAGTTCATCACCAGGGCTGAAAACACTCGCCGAAGACGAGCGCCGAAAAAGTCTGTCATAAACGAGAAAGGCGAACGATTTGAAAGCATCGTCGCAGCAGCTCGTGCTTATGGGCGCGATCAGAGTCGGATTTCAGCTGCGGTACGCGGAGTCAAGAAAACCTGCGCAGGTTTAAAATGGAGATACGCCCTATGACCCATACCACGGTCGAACTGCGCAGTTGCGTGGTGGATATTTCGCCAGGAGGAATCCGCTTTAGCGCACCGGGCGGCGCAGAGCTCTTGAGTTTGTCGTACCCTGAGTTCGAAGAAATCCTGGAAGCTGTAGCCAGAACCGAAAAGTTCGATCCCTCCTCATGCAACGATACCCTGCCATAGTTGGGAGCTACTGCGGCCAGAACCAGCCGCAACACATCAATGTCCCGGCCCCGATTGCCTACAAATATCTTGACCGTGAAGAAGGCTGCTGGGTCATGCTCCCCTACTCGTATCTCTACCCGCAAACCCCGGATACCGGAACCCAATGGCTCCCGCCACCCATTGGCAAAACCGACCTGTGGCGGGCAATGCAAACTTGGCCGTTATGAAAATCTGCATCGATCCTGGACACGGAATGCCGAAAGATCCGGGTGCCGTCGGCCCGAAGGGACACGCCGAAAGCCTGATCGTCCTGGAGATCAGCCGCCTGTTAGCTGATTTTTTGGAAAAAGCGCGGATCTCGACCCTCTTGACCAGGGCGCAAGAGGTTTTTATCGAGCTCGGGGCTCGTTGCGAAATCGCCAACGACTGGGGCGCGAACTATTTCGTCAGCGTCCACGCCAACTCCAACGGACCCAGTGCGGCCGGGATTGAGACCCTCTACAAATCCGAGAAAGGCAAAGCGCTCGCCCTGCCGGTGCAGGAAGCCATGATCGCGGCAACCGGGGACGTTGACCGATCCGTAAAACATCGCAGCGATCTCTACGTGCTCAACGCGACCCTGATGCCAGCCATCCTCGTCGAGGTCGGGTTTATTTCTCATCCGCACACCGAATCGTTACTGGCGAGCGCCGAGTACCAGGAGACTCTGGCAAAAGCCATTTACACCGGCATCACCAACCATCTGGGCTGGCACACCGAACCCCGCAAATGACTTCATGGCCGCCGCCGACAACGTCCCCGGACATGCGAATACCGCTAGTAACGGGAAAGCAGCGCTTTCATGGCCCACCGTTGCCTTAATTATTGCCTCCGGTGGCCTGAATCTGCTGGGCACCCATCAAGGCAATACCCAGCTTTCAGGTGAACAACAGGAAGGGTTACGCCGGATTCGGGAGTTGCACAGTGAGCTGGACGATTTCAAACGGTGGCAGGATCAGGCTTTAGACAATCAGCAGCGAATGCTCCAGAGCGATTCGAAGCTTTTAGCGGAAATCCACGAGATCGCGGTGCGTTTGGATCGGTTGAAAACCCAGGAACAAATGCGAGGAGCACCACCGTGAGCCGCCCCAAGTGCTTAAGAAACGATGCGCACACCCGTATGGCACAGTATGCCCTTGTGGCTCAAAGTGCTACTGGTCTGTCTCGTCATCTATCTGGCGCTGATCGGGTTTCTGGAGTTGCTAAACATCTTCGATATGCAACCCTAAAATGCGAGCCCGTGTGGGTTCAGCGTAACTGTCAAATATTGGTAGATAGCCGGAGCCCCGGTGAGTGCCGGGGCTCTATCCAACGTCGAGACAAGAGAGCGTATCTGCACTGGATTCACACCCAGTTTAAAAGCGTGAACGGGCTCCTGGGAGGGGTAACCCTCCCCTCGACGCCTTTTCTTTTTAGCGCAAAATGAACGGTCCAGAGACAAAACCCGGTCCTCCTCAATCTGCGCCGCGCAAGGTAATCCAAATCTTCTTGGAAACACGCACTCATACGTCGCTTTTTGCCCTGTGCGATGACGGCACGATCTGGGTCAAATACTTTCTGGCTGATTATGATCCCAACCCAAATCACGCCAACGAAATGCCTTGGGAAACTATTGAAGCCGTGCCTGAGACAGAGCTTCGACCAGCACCGCGCCGCAAAGTCAAATGGTAGAAGACGTTCCATTCGTGCAAAGTGTGCTCTTCAAGTCGCCGTACTCCGGCTGCAAAGGGTTCAGCGGGTTTGCTAAACCTGTAATTGCCGCCGTGCCGCCGCCGGTCGTTATCCAGGGGCCACCCGGCCCGGCAGGACCTCCTGGGGTTCAGGGACCATCCGGCCCTGCGGGACCTCCGGGTGTCCAGGGGCCTGCGGGTCCGCAAGGCCCCCAAGGTCCGCAAGGGGTTCCCGGAACACCGGCCGCCGGGGCGCTGGTCATGGTCTGGGGCGAGACCCCAACCGGGGCCATCAATGGCGCGAACACGGCTTTCACCACGACAAACGCTTATCGGGCGGGCCTCTTAGCCGTGTACTTGAACGGGTTACGGCTGCGCCGGGGTGCCGATTACAACGAGACCGGCGCGAACAGTTTCGGGTTTCTCGCTGCTCCGCTCTCCGGAGACAGTCTTTCAGTCGATTACGTCCAACCTTAGGAGTTTCATATGGCCAGTACCCAGATTCGCGGCACCACCCAGATTCAGGCTGGGACGATTGCCGACGCCCAGGTTCAAGCTGCTGCCGGAATCCAGACTTCCAAGCTGCAGGACGGCGCGCTATTTGTCAAAAGCGACGGGTCGGTCGCGATGACGGCCTCGCTCAATTTAGGCAGCCACACCATCACCAACGTGACTGACCCGGTGAACCCGCAGGATGCCGCGACTCGAGCCTGGGTATTGGCCAATGCCGGCGGGGTCACTTCTTCGACCACGGCTCGAGCGGCGAGCACAGGCGCTAATCTGACTCTCTCAGGGACGCAGACCGTTGACGGGGTTGCCCTGGCCGTCGGCAACGTTGTGCTGGTCAAAGATCAGACCAGTGTGCCGACTAACGGCCTTTACGTAGTTGCGAGCGGTGCCTGGACCCGGGCGACCCCGATGGATACCTGGGCTGAAATACCCGGCACCTTTGTCTCGGTTCAGGAGGGCACGACCAATCATGATACGGTCTGGCTTTCCACCGCCGATGCCGGCGGGACGCTGGGCACGAGCAATATCACGTTCACGCAGCTCCCCGGGCCAAGCGATATCATTGCCGGGGCGGGGCTCCTTCGCACCGGGCAAACCATTGACGTGGTCGCGGCCGACAACTCGATGACCGTTAACGCCGATTCCATCCAGGCCAAGCTGGATCCGGCACGGGCGATCACCGTGGTCGCCGCCGGGATCGGGGTTAACATCGACGCCTCGACCATGCAGATCAGCACCAATCTGCTCGGAGTTAAAACCGGTACCTACTTAGGGAGCACTAATATCGTGACGCGCGAAACACCGACCGGTTTGGTCAACGGCAGCAACGTCACTTTTACCCTGGCTGCCACGCCTACGGCTGGCACCGAAGAAGTGTTCTTAAACGGTCTCCTTCAGGAACCGGGGGCGGGGAACGATTACACCATTGCTTCTGCCACCATCACCATGTTGGCCGCACCGTTGACCGGGGACAGGTTACGAGTCAATTATCGCAAGTAGCTTTGTATGGCGCAAACCCAGGTCAGAGGTTCCCAGGTCCTTAACAATACCATCCAGCGACAGGACCTGGACACCTCTACCGTCGGCCAAGCGTTGGTCACCAAGTTGGTCCAGGGCGCCGGGATCACCCTCTCCTCAACCGGTGCGGATAGCGGGACCGGCGATGTCACCGTCGCAGCAAGTGTCCCGCAGGGTCCGGCCGGCAAAGACGCTTTTAACACGACTACCGGCTCGTTTACCGTGCCCGCGAGCGGTTCGACTGTTTCCGTCACCCTGGGCGACGCGTCCTGGGTGGTGATCGGGCAAATGGTGGTCGTGGCCGGAGCCGGCGGCGGGAGTGTGGCCGGCTCGATGTACGTGACAGCCAAGAGCGGCAACCAGATTACGCTCCAAACCCCGTGAGTATATCCCGAGGCAACATCTGCAGTGATCCGTTTCGCAAGGTTTGCGCTACCGGATTCGGCCCGGTCCATTTCCGGCCCACGCTGCCTTACCCACGGTTTATGGGCAACGTTGCGCAGCCGAGGCCTTTCCTAAATCGGGCACTTACGCAACCTTTTACGCTTTCGGGCGTAAATACCCGCGCTTTTGCGACCAGTTGTTGGAACCAAAAACCTTATCAGCCCGCCTACAATCTCTCCGCGCTTAAAGGCCCCAGTCTGACCGGGCCCTGGACTTATTTCGTTTCCTGGGACGCGTGGTACGGGGACGAGAATTTCGGCAGCGGCTCCTTCAAAGGCGGGTGCAGCGGCGTTTAATTCCATTTGGCCCGTTGCCGCGCTTCCAAACGCTCAAATGCCTCCCACCCACGGCGTTCCTCCTCTTTCGTGCGTAAACAAATCGCTAAGCGGACCAGATACATCGAGTACACCAAAAGCGCGCAGGTCCAGAAACATAAAGCCAGCACCCAAACAAACCCAAGTAAATCAAGCGCGTTCATTTAGCCGCGTCCCGGAGTTCTTTAAGCAGCTCGTTACAGTCCCAGAACCCGTCTACGCAATGCTCGGTGATCGCGTCGGCCGCCCGCGCACAAAGGTTTGCGAGCTCCAGCACCCGCCCAGTGTAATGCTCGTCGAGCTGAGCCAGCTGGGCTTTAAGCGTTGCCACCTCCAAAACCAACGCACTCGAGCCCGTCACCACCGCCCGAATCGCTCCGGCCGCCACCTGATCGGGGTCACGTTCGCTCACCGCCCCCGGACAACCCCCAGCCCCAGCCCATTGGTGGTAGCCCACACACCCGCAGTACGGACACGGGTCAATCGACCCGTAGTTTAACGTGTTCACCCTGCGGCCCCTTCCTCCCCTTCCCCATCGTTATCCCAGGAACTGTAATCGATCCGAATCCCTTCCCCGTGGCCAAAAGTGAGTTCACCCTGACGCGCGCGCTCAAAGTCGTACAGCCGCACAAAACCTTCTATCACCTTAAAAAAACATTCCGGATAATGCGCAAAACAATGGCTCCCGCCTTCCCCGTTCGTCTTGGCCCGTAAATCTTTGGGCGGCGCATGCCCGCAGTTGCGCGTGTACCAGTCCGCCATCTGAGCGCCCACCGCCCACGTCAAATGTTTCCGGGGTTCATACCCCAAGCGCACAATCACGTCGATCACCGTAATAAAGGTCGCTATCTGGCGTAACATCTCACTCGTCCCCTTCTCCAAACCCAGGCACCACTATCCCAGGCTTTTGCTTCCTCGCCAGCCACTCTAATGCCAGCTTCTCACCTTGGGTCTGTACGACCTCCTTTTGCTCCGGGTCCTCTTTTTTGGGTTGGGTCGCCTTTAATGCTCGCGCCTTAGCCCATCGGGCCTGATACTCTCGGCGGGTCGATTCATCGAGTTCGACTTCTTCCATTGGCACCTCTACGTATTCTTCCCACCGTATTCGGCTGCGCGCACCCGTAACGTTGCTCCCTCGAACTTTCCCACTATCCTGTCCTCGTCCAACGGCGGATAGCGCTCCTCCAGTTTCTGGATGCAGTAACGCATCATGTGCACCAGTTCCCGGTCCTCCCCTCGTACCCGATCCAGTACCGTGTCCAAAAGGGAGTCCACTATCACTATCCGTTCCCGCCATGTCCATTCGCCCAACCTCTTCTTTTGTTCTTCCATCCGCTCCTCCTCTCTTCTTGGCTTGGTGCTTCGCTTGCGCCTTCGCACTCTGCGCCTTCGCACTCTGCGGATTCTTCTCCCTCCATCGCGCCACCCTCTCCCTGTTACGCCTCTTTATCTCCTCATTACTCATTTTACCCCAAAGTGTTACTCAGTTTTGCACTTTCCGTTACTTGTGGCAAGAAAAGTAATGGGCGACCACCCTTTCAGTAGATGGGACCCTTTTTACTGAAATGTCGGAGCAGCACTTCCGTGGATGGCGCTCCGGCTCCGACCACCTCTGCGGCGGGCAATGGGGGGCCTCTAATGCCCGCATTACGCCCGGAGGGTGGCCCTCTCCCCTCGAGGGGCCACCAGACCGGCGTTAGGCAGGGAGGGCCGAGGCCCGAAACCGGGGCGCTGAAGTGCCAAGTTTGTGCCAAGCACCCAGGGCGCTCCCAGGGAGCAACACGCTTGCTCAAAGCGCACCCATGTTAACCAAAGCGTTAACCACCCTGGCATAAGCCGTTGAAAATCAACGCAGATAATGGTTTCAATCCTTCCATTGCGCGCTACAATCGCTCCAGGATGCCCTCTGGCGCGTCGAGCCCCCGGAGAGCCACCAGAAGTCCAGACCCGCCCCGAAGAAGCTGTAGGCTCGCCCTAACTCGCTGCAGCGCCGTCCAACGAAGTGGGTGGTTGGATGATCTTCCGGAGCACATCAATCCGGCGAGATCTAATGACTTGCCAGACCAAGCGCTGAGTAGCATTGCAGCAAGCCGTTGAACAGAACAGGTTACGTCGAGTTGATTCGGCTCGGAAAGGTTTGCCGCACTGCACGCAGGGCTGGATCCAGCTTGGGTGAGCGTTTGGGCGTTTCATGACGTTCATTCTTTGTTGCAGGGAGGGTGAGGGCAAAGGTGCGGGAGGAGCTTCTCTGCTCGTGGCGCACCCCGTTCGTTAAGGTTTATGGGCGTTTTCGCGTAGGGCGAGGCGGATTTCGTTGGTGAGAGTGACCAGGGTACCGAGTGTGCGTGTTTGGAGCTCTAAAGCGCCGATGATCCGGTCTAGTTGATTAGCGGCTAAGGCGAAGGAAGCTTCCAGGCTCATGGGTTTAACTTCCAGCATGAAATTTGGGCCGGGTTCGTGGTACGCGCTCACCGCGATCCTCCTGGTTGTTGCAGCTGCGCAGTCGGTTCAGGGAGCTTGGTGCTCGGGTACAACTTGGGTTTACCCCAGAACATCTGGTTAAACGCGTGCCCCAGGGAGGGTTGAGCCAAAAACGTGCTGTGATCACGCGGACTCACGTTCGCGTAGCTGTACCGCCCGCCAGCTTTAAACTCAAGCACCAAGGTCAAATGCGCCGGTTCGTAGCCGACTCGGCTGAAAGTGCTCGAACGTTTGTTGGTATCAAGCCACGTCATATTAAAAGAAAGATTGAAAAAAGACTTGAGTTATTTCAAGTTGTGCCGTATTGATATCCACCAGATGAAAAAGTATCAGATCTACGAAGGAACACCAGACTCCCGCGATGAAGGCGACCGATTCGATTCTCTGCGCGAAGCCAAAGAACGCGCCTCCATCAACGCCGAACAAGCCCGCGCCATCGGGTTACAGGGCTTTCAATCCCATGTGATCAACACCAACACCGGCGAATTCGTTTTTACCGCCCGAATAATAATGAAAATGCTTAAACCCACCACCATGACCTACGCTATCGCCTTTAATCCAGAAACCGAACAGTACGATCTGTTTATCGACGGCTTCTTGGAAGAGTCGTTCTTTAGTTTTCAATCCGCTTATCTTCACGTTCGCCTGCTCGCACGCGAGCTGCAACTTCCGCTACAGCACGTAAATGAGCCTTGAAAATCAATTTTATGGTGCGCTCGCCCGCCATGAAGCTAAAAAACGCGGTGGCGCACGTAAAGGCGCCGGTCGTAAACCCACCGGCTCAACTCAAGTGGCCTTGAGCGTCAAACTCGATAAGGAAATCCTCCAACGTTTTCGCGCTGCTGTCCCTAACGGCAAACGCTCCTCCTTTGTCGCCCAAGCTATTTGTGCTGCGCTCGATTCCAAGCCCTGAGAACATCATACCCGTATCCAACCGGTCTGCCCTTGTTTGGTTCGGATCAACAAATACACAATCAACCAATCAAGCAAGAGCTTGTCATAAGCCGAGTTTTCGCCGTACCCGCCGCCACCCTCTAGATCAAAGTGCCCGAAATTTCCGTACTTCATTTTTTCTTGCCGATCCACCGGTGGCAGCCGATCAACAATTGCAAATACGCTATTTGCGCCCGCGTCATGTCATTTAACCCTTCCGGGCACACCCGGACCAGCAACATGCCAGCACCAAACTCCAACGGCTCAAGACACCCCACACAAAGGGTAATATCGCCTATATCCGGGTGCTCAGCCCCTCCCGCTGCGCAATCCAGCAAGTGACCGCAGACCGGACACCGCTGCACCGGCGTCAGATGCTCGTAAAGAGTGTTCATTTACTCCCCACGCCACTCTTTATCATGCAGATATTGTTCCATCACTTCCAGGATGGCCGGCGTACCCAAATCTTCCACCGCGCTTTGCGCTTCCAATAGACAACAATCAAACCCGATCTTCCATCCGGCTTCAAACACTCGTTTCTGTTCCTCGGTCATCTCCCCGAACTCCGCCTGTACCGCCTCGAGCGCGCCGCCTTCCTTGAACATATCCCAGGACTCGACAATATGTTTACAGATCGCTTTCCGTTCTTTGGACATAACCTCCAGTGCCGTTCATTCCCCGTTTTCGGTTTCACCGATATTAGGCAGCTTTAAAAGTATCCGTGGACCTTTCACCACGATCTCGCCGGTCTCCGCCACCTTGAAAGTCTTCAGTGCCGGTTTGCCCCCAAACTCCATCCCGGCCAGCGCGTTCAAACTGAATATCGCGCCCAAGATCCAGAATTTCTGGCAGGTTTCGCCAGCGTTCTTCATGTCAATCCTGGTGGCACCGAGCGCTTTTCGATAACGTGAATCATCCCAGGCCAATTGCCACATCCGCAAACCCAACTCATGCGTGGTGACTAGCTTTTTCATCGTTCGAACTCCACCGGTAACGCGTCCACAATCCGGTTGATACTGGGCAATTGTTGCTGAATCCAGATAAGGACGTTCTCAGGCTTGGAGCGCCCAGGGTCTGCTTGCGGTTCAGTCCCGCAGAGCCGTGCCCGGTGATTTAACGCTTTGAGCACAATCGAGGCCGAATCGCGGTCGCCTTCCTTGGCGGCCGGTAAAAAGGCTTTTAAAATCTGGTCGGTCCGCTGCAGGTCCAGTTCACGGTTCTGATTAAGGGCGGTTTTGAGGTCCTCGGCAATCGCTTCGTGCGCCTCGCGAATCAACGCTTTAGCCGCTGCAATCGAGACGCCCATCTGATGCGCCACGTCCACTAGTGGCTCGCCAGCCAACCGCGCGTTCCAGGCCGCGATGGCAGCCGTGGCAAGTTCAGGCCCGCGTTTCTCGACCACTTCCGCTAAGCGCGGAGCCGGCGTTTCGGGCGCTAACGGCGTACTCGGCATGACCGGAAACTTCTTGTTTCGTGCCCACTTTTGCGCCAGTTCCAACCGTTTCTGGGCCTCGTTTTTCACGTCCTAAGTGCCTCAGCGATAGTAAAAAGTTGACGATATCGGAGATTTCTGCCGTTGCGCATCTAGAGTTCGAGCTTGGTGTCAATTTTCTCTTTTAAGCGTTGCCAGTCTTCCAGCCGGCTCACCAACCATTCCCGGGCAGCATGACTCAAGTCCTCCTCGTTTTCCAGCATCGTCTCCAGGGTGTGAATCGCTGCGCGCACACCTTGGTAAAGCAACTCGTATTCAGCCTTGGTGATGGCTTTAGCTTTTTGGCCCGTGTGCGTGCTCATTTAAAGGGGTCGCTCCTCGGATAACGTCGATAAAAGCTTGGTGATAAACTGACTTTTAGACTGGAAGGCGCTTTTCGATAAGCGGGTCAGCTTGGCAAGAGTTTCGCGCGGCAGCCGCAAGGAGATCTGGATCCCGGCCGGCCGCTGGTAGCGCCGAGCCGGCTGATAAGGGGGCCGACGCGTCTTGAAATGTTGGAGCTCCAGCGATTTGAACGCCTCATCACTCATCCGCTTAGGTTTGGTTTTCAACTTGTTCGCCATAAGGTTTTAAGTGGTACCATACGGTACGTTCACGGCCGACTCAAGCCTTTTCCCCACAAAATAAATGAAAAAATCGCTTGAGTCGTACCGTTTGGTACCGTATGATAGCGGTATGCAGACAACTTCTCTTCTCAAGGCGGGCTTCATCAAGCACCTCGGCCAGTTCCGCGCGGTTCTACGCGAAAAAGGCCGCATCATCTGGCTTTATCCGTATGCTTGTTGCACTCAAGTCGATGCGCTGCACATCGCCAAAACTGAACTCTGGAAGCGGAGCCAACCTTAATGCCCTGCGCTTGCTCTTGCATCGCCTCAGTCACCAAGTCCAAAGACCGCTCGAAATTGAGGTTCCTGCAGAGATTCGGGAGATCGTCATCGAGGAAATGAAGGACCACCTCGGGATGCTCAACGACCAGCCTAATTACGCTCACCCATTCCCGGCAATTCGCTCCATTGAATCCTTGATTGCCAAACTCTGAATTGGAGGGGGTCCACCACAGCGGTGGACCCTGGAACCTCCGCCTTCTGTATCTCTTTGAACCAACAATCAGCCCTCTCTTAAGCCAAATGACCATCCTTGAACAGTACGAACTGAAACAAGCCGCCCGCGAGGAGGCCAAAGCCGCCGCGCTCAAGGCGTTATCCGACCATCTGGCCGTGCTCAATGATCGCAGCCGATTCTTCGACTTTGACCATCCCTATCACGCGGGGGCGCGCCGCTCGCTGGAGTTCGCTATCACGCTCGTAAAAGTCTCCTAATCCTCTTCCGACCATGTTTATCACTGAAAATTTGCAACTCGAATTCGCGATCCAAGATTCGCGCAAACTCAACGAGATCGTCCACGTCACCGCACCCGACCCTCAAGGTGCCGTCGAGTGGCTCCAGGAACATTACGATGTCGGCACCTGCTGGCTCGTTGACGCTCAAGCGTACGACGTCTGGGCCTCCGAGGGCGACTTCCGTCTCACTATTGCCAAACCCTAATGAAAAACATCAGACCAACCCCAATTGTTGTCCTCACCCACAAATGCTACGACATCGGACTGGATCCGACCACCGGCCGCTACCGGCTCTACGTGACTGGAACCGCCACGCTGGCGAACTCCTACGTCTACTGCAGCCCGGCAATGGCCGTCGAAGCTGCCGCCCAGCTAATCAGGGACGCTGAGAAGCGTTCAGAGGCTTTATCCAAGTGAACATCTAATCGCAAGGATCTCCCATGAGCTCCGCGAGGCTCAACCTTTATGAAGATTTCTGAACTTGAGGATGCTCACGTTTTGGTGACCAAAACCGATCTTGCCCAATCCGTTATCGAAGTTCGCGAAGCGCTCTTGGCCCTGTGCAAAGAAATAGGCGATCTGCGCGAAGAGGTCCGAACCAAATGGTGGATACCGGTCCTGGTCAGTGTCGGCAGCAGCATCGTGGCACCGGTCTTGGTCTATATCCTCACCCATCACTCGCCATGAGCTCAGCAGCAAAAGCATTATGACATACGACCATTGGAAAACCACTGACCCAGCCGACGAATGGCTGGAAAGCTGCCCGCAATCAGATGACGAACTTGTGCGCCCGTTGCACTGGGTGATGCCCTACACCAAGCGCTGGTTCCGGCACGCCGACGGCAGCGTTCAAGCGCTGCGTCCCGGCGATCTGTTCACGGACTTTAAAGCAATCTTTGGCGTCTACTGGGATTGCTACGACCCCACCAACGTTGACGACGAAGACGAAGATTATTTACCCTTTTAAATGTACCACCGCCTTAACCAGCTCTTGCCTCTTCTCTTGATCATCGCTTTGGGCGTGCTCGCCATCTTAAGCGTGGCATGGCACTTCTAAAATAAACCAAAACAATGCTTGAGTCGTACCGTTTGGTACCGTATAAAATGAATGCCGAAGCGATCAAAGCCCTGATTTATGCAGAAGACTTCCGCCCCTTCCGGATCTTTCACAAGAAAGGTAAAACCTATGATGTACCCCATCACGATCATGCCTGGGTTAGCCCCATAGGCTTGTGCGTCATCATCGACCATCCGGGAGGCCGCCAGCACATGGAGATTCTCAACCATGACTCGATCGAACGTATCTCAACCGATTTAACCGCAAGTACGGAATAGAAAAGAGCGGGGGCTCAGCAGTTCGCGCTGAGCCCTACAACCGCTCGAATGCACAACAACAAGTCCAATTACTTTCTACCGTTTTCCTTTATCACCATCCCTCACTCCATGAAACAACAACCTGAACAAAATTACTTTATTAAATCTCAAGGTCCGGTCGATCCAGCCCAGATCGATATCACGCTGGAATTCGCCGGTCAGCCGTTGCCGAACTGCGGTTTCTGCACTGGACACTGGAACGCTGCTTATCAGGGCCAGCGTTTCCGCTTTTACTGGTCTATTCCTCATGCAATCGAGCATGCCGTAGCGCTTGACCTGATCAAGCGTGGCGCGGCTCATTGCGTCGAGCAAGGCTGGACGGAGGCACCGCGATGACAGACGACACTGAACCATTCCGACGCGCGCGCGTCAGTGAGCTCGCCGCACAGCAAACTGACAACCGCGCTGAGCTGGAAGCCCGCTACGGGCAAGTATGGAACACGGCCGAGCTTGGCGCAGAGTTTAGCGTAACCGGGTTCATGGCGCCCTATGTCATCGTCCGCCGCAAGTCAGACGATGCGCTGGGCTCACTCGAATTCCAGCACAGTCCACGGTACTATTTCACTTTCCAAGCTGATGAGCCACTGCGATGAAACGACCATTCAAAGCCATCGAGATCATCGAGACGCAGACCATCCTGGTCGATAAGATCATCAAGGCCTACGAGCTGGAAACTAAAGACGTCGCCGATGCCGTCGAGCTCTATTACGATGCGCAAAAATTGCGCATCATGCACGGCAACAAAGAGTTCGCGGAAGGGCCCGGAGAGTTAGTCACTTGGTTTAGTTACTGGTTAGAGCTGGGCGAGAAAGTGATTCAAGGCAAACTCAGGCAATGGGTGGAGAGTGATAAAAGTCCGGCCGAAGCGAAATGGGCCTATGATCAGATCGGCATCGGCCCGGTGATCGCCGCCGGCTTGGCGGCCCATATCGACCTCGAGCGTGCCCCGACGGTCTCCAGCCTGTGGAAATTTGCCGGCCAAGCCCCGGGCGCAGATCGCAAAGTGCGCGGTACCAAAGTGCCGTATAACACCCGACTCAAAACCCTGGTGTGGAAGCTGGGCGAATCCTTTGTCAAAGTCAGCGGCAAAGAAGGCGCCACCTACGGCAAGCTCTACGCTGAGTTCAAGGCAGAGGAAGTGCGCCGCAATGAAGCTGGCCAGTACGCGGACGCAGCAAAGCGTGAGCTGGCTAATAAGAAATTCAGGAGCGATGACAGCGTCACCGTAAAACGGCTCAAGGAAGGCAAACTCTCTGATGGCCATCTGCATAGTCGCGCCAAGCGTCGCGCCGTGAAAATCTTTCTTAGCCACTATTGGGTGAAAGGCCGCGAAGCACGCGGACTCCCTGTCAATGGGCCCTATCCGATCCAAATCTTAAAACACACCGGCGAAATCAAGGCGGCTTAAAGCCATCACAAGGAAGAAACCCTAAAGCCAGAAGCGAGCCATTCCGAAGGAGAAACCCACGCTGCCGAAGCGAGCCACATTTGGTCAGAAAACCCATGCGTAGAAGCGGAGCCCCCGATACGGAGAGAAACCCCTAGGTGAAGAGCGAGCCATTTGGTCGCGAGAAACCCCACCGCAAATGAGCGAGCCATCATACATGAGAAATCCAAGCCGGAGGAGCGAGCCACAGTTAGTGCGTAACCCCGGCCGAGTTGAGCGAGCCGTCGCTAGAGAGAAGCCCAATGCGAATGAGCGAAGCCACGCCCCACTCTGAAGCCCCATCTGCGAAGAGCGAGCCATTGGCGATGAGAAAACCTCCAGGGAATGAGCGAGCCAAGACCCAAAAGAAAAACCAAGTTCCGACAAGCGAGCCCAACCCAAAGAAAAATCCATTCAACGCGAGCGAGCCATACCAGCCGAGAAATTCCAGCCTCCATGAGCGAGCTACGTAAATAAGAGAACCCCAATGTTGGAGAGCGAGCCATCGCAAAGCAGAAACCCAAAGTGTGGCCGAGCGAGCCATGCCGGTCGAAGAAACCCCACCATTCAGGAGCGAGCCCCACTCCGTGAGTAAACCAAACGACGGGAGCGAGCCAATTTATCAGAGAAAACCAAAAATGGCGAGCGAGCCCCTGCCCGAGAGCAAACCCACCGTGTAGCAGCGAGCCAGAGTACATGAGAAAACCATTGTTCCGCGAGCGAGCCCAAAAGTCCGTGAACACCAGTCGGAATGAGCGAGCCAGAATCAAGTCAGAAACCCCTGGTCGGGTGAGCGAGCCAGCTGCGCGAAGAAACCCCCTAACCACAGAGCGAGCCAAGAAGTCAGAGATCACCTCGATCCATGGCATAGCGAGCGAGCCAAAAGTAATAAGAAATCCATGCAGAGAGAGCGAGCCACCATGACGGAGAAACCCCATCGTCGAGAAGCGAGCCCTTATCGAAAAGAAATCCCACACTGCACAGAGCGAGCCAAACGAGCGGAGACAACCATGTACGAAAGAGCGAGCCACTTGGAAAGCAGAAACCCCAAGGTAAAAGAGCGAGCCATGTCGTGGGAGAAATCCATCTAACAGAAGCGAGCCACTTGGAAAGCAGAAACCCAATACATAGCAGCGAGCCCAAATCTATAAGAAGCCCCAAGAAAAAGGAGCGAGCCATCCTGTTTGAGAAACCCTAGATAAAGGAGCGAAGCCCTGTCCAGCGAGCAAAACCAGATAATGCGGAGCGAGCCCTAAACCCATGAGAAACCCAAGTGATAGGAGCGCTTTTGACTACCGTCGAGAAACTGCGCCGAGCTGAACGTTGGCGCATCAAAACTGGCGAATACGCCAGCTCGGAGCTCGATGGTTGGAACGGCAATTTTTTGGTCCCGCTGGATGGCGAAATCTGGTACGTCCGGCTCAGTGACGGGTGGGGCTGGCGCCACGCGAGTATCTCCAACGCTCAGAGAAAAGTGCTCCCCAGTTGGACCATCATGTGCCGGGTCAAAGACGCCTTCTTTTCCGACGACAGTTGGGTCGTCCAATTTCATCCGGCCAAAACCGATTACGTCAACGACCACGAATTCGTCTTGCATCTTTGGGAATCCTTAGAAGAACCTTTGCCGAAACCTCCCGTTATCCTGGTATGAACAGCGACGAACGTTCCGCTTTGCTCTGCGATTTGATGCGCGATCTGGCCCCGGAGATCACCAAATACGTTTTGGCTTATGGTACGCCCGAAGAGATCCACTATGCCCCTGAAAGGATCGTCAATTTGACCGCGCAAATCGCTTCCGGATTGCTCACCCGTTTCGTAGAGTTAACCGATGCTACGGCGCCGCAAAGCCCTTCGACAAAAATCGCCTTTGCGCCGAGCCTCAAAAGTCCGGCAAACCCAGCTGCGAAAATACAGCGCAGCTCGCCTTGAATACCTGCGTGAACATTTGCACTGCCAGATCTGCGGCGATGTCGCTACTGAATGCCATCACAAGCGTGGACGCATCGGAGTACGATTACTGGACTTCGAGAACTGCATCTCTGTTTGCTTTCATTGCCATCGTCGCATCCATGACCATCCACGCTGGGCACGAGCAATGGGATACCTGAGCTAAGGTTCAACCTTTAGATCGTCTTGAGATTTCCCTGACAATTGCTTGTGCAACAAATTCGCTTTGACTGATTTTCCGTTGAGCAGCACCGGTTCGTAAGAAATGCCTCGACTCCGGATTTAAATACACAACCACTCGCTCATGATTTTCGCGGGGCCGACCTCGTTTTCTACGTTCGGTCCTTAATGGTTGTTTTACTTGGTGCATAAAAATAATTGCATGGCTTTCTCGAGCGTGTCAAACTTTGTGCCACAATAAACAATAAGGCGTGGAAAGAAAAGTTTGCCAAGCCTAATGCAATTATGAATGAAAAAAGCCGCCGAAACGAACAAATTAAAGGTCTGCGCTTAACGAATACGTTTTGGAAAAACGTCCCCGTTTTCGACGCGACGGAAATGATTTGCCTGTTTCCTCAGAAGCTAGACGTGGAGAACGCCACCCCTGGGGATCCCGAAAATTGCGCTTATGCCCGATGCATCAAACGAGTATGGCCTCATGCGCGCCGTGTTCGTATTTGGAGAAATGTGGCTTTAGTCGAAACAACCAATAACCGAGGCGAAACGATTGCCGAACGCTACATTATTTCAGCAAAGGGCAAAAGAGCTTTAAAAAATTTAGATCTGGGAATCGGAACTCCGCAGCCTTGTACCTTATTACCGCCGACTCCATCGACCAGATTAGAAGCCGCCAGAGAAAAATCACGCAGAACTTGGCCGCAACGTGCAGCCCGAAAAATCGAATTGACAAAACAACGGCGCAAAGAACAACAGCAGGGCATTTACAATCCTGGTTATACGACAAAGCACAAAGCTGATTTCTTGATCCGTAATGGAAGCGGGCACAGCAGAGACTGAATAGCTGGATGCTTTTTCTCCCTAGCGTCAGATTCCACATTTCTTTGGCGTTGCGCACTAGTTATTCACACGCTATTCTCCAGGGGAAAGTTGCACTTCCACCCAAACTTATCCACCTGTGCTATGATTGCCACCAACATGGAGAGCGTAATTCATTACCGCCATTCGCCAGATGAAGTTGCCGAACTCGAAGCTGCCATCGGCCCGATGATGAGGTCCATCCGGGTTGTGGCCACCGGCTACAATCGAACCAGCCTGAAGAAAATCCTGGGCTGCGAGTTTTTCCGAGCCCGCGAAGCCGGTGCCGTCCGCAACATGCTTTTGCGCGCGGTCAAATACAGCCGCGCCACCCTGCACGAAATTTTCCCCCTAATGCAACAGGACGTGCTGATTCAAGCCCAGGACCTCGAGGATGCCACGCAGCGGTACTGGCGCAATTTCCAACGGCTCCGGGAAGAGACGCTGCCAACCCACTAGACACTCCACGAATGCAAATATTACCCTATGTAGGGGAGACCATTGTCTCCTCCGGCACCGTCAGGATTGAGGTCAATCCACAGGATCGCGACCGCGCTGACGACCTAATTCTCTCGACCTCGACGATCAGCATCGTTAAGGATGAGCGGACTTTTAAATCCGCGCGCGACGCCATGGGTCAGCTCAAAAGCATGTTGAATGAAATCATCGCCGGCGAGAAAAGCGCTAAACAGCCTTTCAGTGCCATCGTTACCCGCATCGGTCAGCTGGCCAAAGATGTCGGCCTGCAGGTCAAGGCTGAACATGACCGGATCCAGGCACTGACCAGCCGTTACGTGGCGGCGCTCGAAGCCGCCGAAGCCAAACGCCGCGAAGAGGCGCGAAAAGCCCAGGCTGAAGCCGAAACCCAGATCCGCCAAGCCCAACGCGCGGCTGAACTGGCTAAGAGCGAGAAGGAAAAAGCGCGTACCCAACTCCAACTCGCCCAAGCCCAGGTCAAGCATGAGACGCTTGTCGCTGACAACCAAGCACGAGAAGCCCAAACCCTGGTCCCAGGCGGTCGCGTGACGCATCCGTGGCGCTTCCAGCTAATCGACCCTGAGGCCGTGGTCAAAGCGGGCGCTAAACGGCTCCTGCGCTTCGAGCTCGACCTCTTGGCGTGCCAGGATTCAGTGCGGGCGCAGTTAGAGATCGCTCCGGACAAAATGCCGGAGCTGCCCGGAATCCGAATCACGCGCGAAACCAAAGTCAGTGTCAAAGCATCATGAACGAAAAAGCGTTAGTCCAATTTGATCCCGATAAGGGATTCGTGTTCCACGATTTAGATTCCATGTACCGGGCTGCCGAGTGTTTTATCCAGTCCGGGTTCGCACCGCGCGGCATGGAAACACCCCAGAAACTGATCATCTGTTGGGCGACTGCAGCGGAGCTCGGGATCCGTCCACTGCAAGCTGTCCAGGGGATGAATGTCGTTAACGGGCGTCTGGGTATCGGAGGCGACTTGGGCGTAGCCAAAGTACGCGGGATGGGGTTGTTGGTCAGTACGCCAAAAAAGAAATATTCGGGCACCATCGGCCAGGATGATTATACCTGCACAGTCACCTTGCACCGCAAAGGAGAAGATCCGCAGGATTTCAGTTTCTCAATTAAGGAAGCAAAGGTAGCCGGGATCTACCAGAACAACTGGCCCAAATACCCGCAACGCATGACCTATTATCGCGCGCTGGGATTCGGCCTGCGCGACATGTTCAGCGATGTACTTAAAGGGCTCTATACCACTGAAGAATTGGACGATTTCCAGGATGAAAGTCCTCCCTGGATGGCTGATGAGGCAAAGGTGGCAGACAATCAGAAACGTGACTACAAACTTAAGGCGACCGCAGGGGTCAAATTTGTCGAATCGCACGGTAAAGCTCCGACACCGCAAGAGGCAGTAGAACCGGCGTTCCCCGAGGATAAAACCAAGCCCGCTGCCCAAGAGCCGCGCACCCAACCTGCATTCGCCGAAAAGCTCTCCGAGGACTTTGAAACCCCGAAGGAGACAACTCTGGAGCAGTTCTCCAAAGTAAAAGTCGAGGAGATCGCCCAGGAGGTCAAAAAAGCGCTCGCCCCGGACGAACCGGACAAACCGGACGAACCGGACGATCTGGACATGACCGAGGCGCCCACCGCATTGGATCGCCCAACGCCTCAACCGCCTCCGCCGCCCGCGCGGCCCGCCTGGATGGATCACGTCATTCGCACCATTAGCCATCCGCGCTTCCAAGGAAAAAAGATCTCGGAACTAGAGCCTAAAGACCTGCTCAAGATCGAAACCCAATGGATCCCGAAAATCCAGGCCGACATGGCTAACGCAAGTGCCGACCAACAAGCCGAATACGAATATTTCCAAAGCGCTATTGCATACCACAAGGCAATCAGGCCATTCTAGCGCCTGAATGAAAATCGAGCCTGCCGATAAGGAACTGGAGCGAATCTCACGCATTATCCGGCAAGCGATCTTAAATGGAACGCAATCCATCCGCGACATCGGCGCTGGCCTGATCGTCATCTGGGAAAAAGATCTCTGGGGGCTCGGCGAGCAAAAAGCGAAACAATTTTTCCCCTGCGCTTACGAGGCGTTCAGCCTCGAACGCCGCAACGTTAAAGCCGCGATGGCAGTCGAGCACACGTTCTTGAACGTCGCACGGGCAAAACTCCGGTTGCCCGAAAACGCCAGTCAAGCTGCAGAACTGGCTAAACTCGTCGATCACAAGCAAATCACCGTCTGGAAACGCGTTACCGAGGAATGCGATAAGCACGGGTTACCTGTCTCTGTATTACGAGTCCGCGATGCCGTCAATCAGGAGCTGGCCAGCTCAGAAGAGGGCAAAGGTATCGAGATCGACATGGGGGATGAGGAGGACGAGCTGTACTTGACCGAAGCCGGCGAAGAAGCCCTGGCTCGGATCAAGGCCCTCTGCGGTAAAGGCGTCGCGGAGGCGATCAGGTTTAAACGAGCTAAGTTAACCGAGCCGGCCATCAAACTGTGGGCCGACCAGGATGACGACGTCGTCAAGGAACTGGCCCACTACGTGATTGATCAAGGCTGGACCGTCCGAAAAAGCCTCAACTACATGAGTAAAGTCATCGATGGGGACACCGAGGTCGATGAATTGATTCTGATGGCCCGCAATCGCGGTGGACGACTGGTTGGCAGCCATCTGGACGCCAGAATCGTGGTCGAAATTGTGTCGTAAGTCTCTCAACGATAGCAAAAACCCTCCGATATCGGAGGTTTTCGCCGTTGCGCATACCCGATGAAAAGCCCAGCTTTAGAGATCGGCAAAAGCCTGCAAATCGAGGTGACGTGGTACGACAAAGTGCTTGTGCCGCCGGCTGATCGTAAACATCCGGGCGAAGTGATTGGCTGGCGTCAATCGCAGGTCATTGTCAGTGTGCAAGATTACGCGGTGCTGCGGTTTTGGAAAAAGAATGGGTTGGAGGTCGGCAACAAGGATTTTGCCAGAAGAGGCTTTTCGATTTCCATTGCAGCGCTGGCAGCCGCCGATCATCCGCCCGCCGCACCAGGAATACCGATCAATTTTGATGACGAATAAGACAAGTCTATGGCCAGATGTCCGTATTGTGACCACGTGCTTTCAGATAAATGGATCCAGAAAAATGGGGCCAGCTTACTGGGCAAGACCGGCGGCAAAGCCAAAGCCCGGAACAACGCCCAGGCCGCTGCCCAAGCGCGCTGGGACCGGGTGCGCGCCGAACAAAAAAAGAAGAAAAGAACAACAAAGCGCTTGAGTGGTACCAAATAATACCGTATGGTACTGCTATGCAGACTCTGACCGTCACCCGCAAAAACACACCCGCTATCTTCCACGGTTTCTATCGCAGGCGCGTAATGAAGTTCCGCGTCACCGTCACCCCTGATCTGCGGCTCAAGCCCCAGGAAATTGGCGTCGGCGAATACGCCTACGGAGAGCATGACCGGCATTATCTGGTCGATCTGACGACCGGCACTCGCGAGGATCTTCACTGGATCGGTGGCGAGCGCCCTGAAATCATCGTCCCTTTACCAGAAGGCAAAGCCGTGGCGCGCTTCAACTCTGCCTACCCGGCTAGCTGGGAATTCTACATGACCCCGAAGGATGCTCAAAACCTCCAGCCGGTCGAGATCAAAGAAAAGCACCAGCACGGCAATACCTTGTTCCTCAAATGAAGCCTGAGTTCAGCTTTGCGCGCTGGATGGTTGGCGCTCTGGTAGTCTATTTTGTCATCCTCTGGCTCCTTGTCTGGTTTCTTCTCACCCACCGCTAAATGAACAACGCCACCAAACGCGATTTAATCGATCTGCGCATTGAGCTTGTGGATCGGATGCAACGCATCGAACGCGAAATGCTCGATGTGAAAACACAGATACTCGAGATCAAAACCCAGGTGCTTAGCCTGCGCAATTCGATGCATCTGCAGATTATCGTGCCTGCCCTGACGCTGATTATTTCCCTGGTCATTCACTACATTTTTAAATGAAGACTCTGCGTCCCTACCAGCTGGAGGCTTGTGCCGCGATTTTGCGCACCTGGGGCACCAACCGGACCCAGCTCTGTTGTCTGGCTACCGGCGGCGGGAAAAACATGGTCGCTGCGGGCACAACCTCTTATCTGCTCAAGAACGGGGGCAGAGTGCTTTTTCTCGCTAATAGAAATGAACTTTGTGTCCAACCGGTTGAGGCTTTCAGAGAACAGACGGCGATTATACCCGCGTTGGAGAAAGCCGATCACAAAGCGCCGCTCACCAGCCCCATTGTCATTGGAAGTGTCCAGACCCTCTGCCGCCAAGCGCGCCTGGATCGCTTTCCCAAGGACCATTTTTCGCATATCTGGGCCGACGAAGCACACATGGCCGCTGCCGATAGCTGGAGGCGGATCTTTAACCATTTCAGCGCGGCCAAGATCGCGGGCCTTACCGCAACACCATTCCGATCCGACAACAAATCGCTCACCGATATTTTTGAGACGGAGTCCTTTCGCGCGGACCTGTGGAATCTATGTGATAGCGGGTGGCTGGTTAACCCCGATCACGTTGATCGGTTGTCCACCGCCATTAGTCTCGCCGATGTCAGGGTTAAGAAAACCGTCGCGGGTTACGATTATGATCCTGTGGAGTCGGCTTCCGCGATTGAGCCGTATTTCGAAGAAATCGCGAGAGAAATTATTCAGAAGCACTCAGCTCGCCGAATACTTGCGTTCCTGCCTCTGATCGCGAGCAGTGAAAAGTTCGTTGCCGCCTGCCAGCGTGTAGGTCTGCACGCTGTGCATATCGACGGCTTAGACCCGGAGCGCGACCAGAAAATCGCCGCTTTCAGAGACGGCAAAATCACGCTGCTGTCTAACTCCAACCTGCTGCACACCGGACTGGATTTTCCGAGTTGCGACACCACGCTCAACCTGCGGCCCACCCGGAGCAAGGTCCTGTACGCCCAGATCGTCGGCAGATCGACCCGGACCCTGCCAGGGGTACTGGATGGCCTGGACTCGACAGAAGCCCGGCTACGGGCAATTGCGGCCTCTAGCAAGCCACGTGCGTACATCCTCGATCCCTTGTGGCAGACCGTCGATCATGATTTGTGCACTCCGGCTTACCTTGTCGCGCGCGACCAAGCCGATGCCGAAGCCATCCAACAACGTGCCGGGAAGAGTTATTCCCTGCGCACGGTCAACCAGCAAGTGGTGGCCGAACGAGAGGAGGTGGTACGGCGGCGCTTTGAGGCGGCCGCCCAGTTTCGCCGCGAGACCGTATCGGCAGACTTCTTTGCGAGTGCCGTCCACGCGGACTCGCTCCTGGGCTACGAACCGGTCTACGGCTGGGAGAAACGGCCGGTCCTCGCCATGGACCGCAACATCCTGGTCCAAGCCGGCATCGACCCGGCCAGTGTCACCTGCCAGGGGCACGCGCGGGCCATCGAACGCGAAATCTACAAAAGGCGCGGCCAAAGGTTGGTGGAAATCCCTGTGCTCGCTCGCTTGGCGCGCACTGGTCGCCAAGTAAGCCCGCAGGATTGGACGATGAAAGCTTTAGAGGCTAAAAAGCATGCTTTTTCCTAGATCGGGATTCGACTCCGCACCGTGGGGTGGCCATGGTCCTCTCTCCTTTCCGGATCCACCGCTGGACCTCTCCAAACATGATCTGGAGCATCCGGTCTGGCTCTCCCCGGACTGGCCGCCCCACAGCGATTTCGCGTTTGCCATCTATCGCATCCAATGCACCTATCCCCAGAGCGAATGGCGCAGTCGTATCATCGCGCTGCGCAAACTATGGAAGATCCGTGAATGAAAACGCCCCGCAAAATCGATCAGCGCATCACTCAGGTTAAAGACACCCGTTTGTTGCTCGGGCGCCTGCTAACCACGCTCCATGTCACCCATACCGAGGCCAAGCTCGCGTTCCAACGCCAGCTGGAAGCGTACGAGATTCTGTCGCACCGAATCCACCAAATCATCGAAAGCTTGCCCACCCAAGCCGTGGTTATCCCGGAACCAAAATCACGCCGCAGGCGCAAAGGCGCGCCGCTGGACATCTCAGTGGAACCCTTCCCGGAGGAATGGGATCGCGACGTAGCAAAGTTGGGTAGCGCCATACGCAAAGGTCGCGTACAGCTTCCACGTGGCAATCCACCTCGAAAGCTCCCCGCACCTGATTCGACTCATGAGCCCTGAAGATCAGGCCAAATTCGGCTCGCTCACTGAAGAGTTCTATAGCCGGCACCCGGAAATGAATCCGGTGGTCCCTCCGCCCAAGACCGACAAGCTGGAGCGAGACGAGCAACGCTCCTTTGCCAACCAGTTGCTCCTCTGGAACAGCCAGGGGCGCAAGATTCCTTTTGTCTGGCACTCGACCGCGCACCGATCCAAGGCTAGTCCGGGTACCCCGGATTTCATTGTTGGGATCGCCGGGAAAGTCCTCTTCATCGAATTTAAACGCGATTACAGCTGCCAGCTCAGCCCCGATCAACAGGAGTTCTGCGAGAACTGTCTCGCCCAACAGTTGATTTTCAAAGTCGTTTACTCGGCCGGCGAAGCGATCAAGCTCGTCGAAGAGTTCGACCGGCTCGCATGAACAACAAGGAAAACCCGGAATCCCATCAGCTCCAACGAATCTGTAAACAATGCGGCACAAACTTTTGGGAACCGCTAAAGTTTGAGGGCAAACTTTGGCTGTTTTGCTCCCTGGAATGCAAAGAGATCTGGGACGACCAGCGCAGAACCTTCAAAATCGATTGACCAGTACTCGCTCAAAAGCTACGCTCGACAGTCTGAGGGTCTTTACCTCCTTTCATCAGAGAGGCTGGGGATGCCTATACAAGTTGCGTGGAATTGCCAAATTTCATACACGCGCGGCTTGACTCCCCAGTCTCTTTTTGTTTAGGTTATCGGTGCACTCAGCGACTGTGGCAATTGTCAAAGAGGCCTCGGGGCCGGCGGCGGTCTTGATTTTCCAAAAAGCCACTTCTGAGAAGGTTAAGGACTATTAAGGATTAAGGGATCTTAATGGAACCTTTTTAGGAGGCCTTTTGGGAACTCAGGGCCGACAGGCCCCTAGTTGGCGGCGACGAGCCTGGGAAGGCGAGGAGCGCCATTCTTCTCCATCCCCCTACTGATATTTACTAATGAAGAGAATCACACGTAACCCTGTTAATCATCCTGATATGTTTGGCCCCTCAACGATTTTGCCTTCTCCGGAAGAGATCCATGCTGCCCAAACTCCAGATGGAGGATGCACTGTAGCAACTCTGGCTAGATGGGGTGTTTCCTGGCCTCCTCCGAGAGGATGGAAAAAAGAGCTTGAACGACGATGGAGAGATTACAATGGGAAAAACCATGACCGACAACACTGATCTACCGCCTTGGATGGCGTTACCGCCGGAAGTCCGCAAACGAATCCTGGCTCGAATGGAAACGCTGGATGCCGAAGACCCTACGATAGCTGCGCAAGAACCTTCCCAGGAGGACATCGAACGGTATCGGACCGAACTCCAGGAACTGGGCATGTATCGGTTGATCAACCATTTCAAGGGCAACACCCGTAAAGCGATCAAATACGCGCGTCGGCACGTCCTTGACCCGGCCGCATTTCCTTCCTACGAGGTCAAAGACTGGGAAGCAGCCTATGGGCGCACCAAGGAACGAATTGAACAACGAAGAAACGATCCAGCTTTCCTCCAACAAGGAACAGAGCTCTTCAAGGTCGTACGCGAGGAACTGGCCCGGTATTACTCCAGCCAATAAAGGCGAACCAGCATGACACCCCCTGAACAAAGTAACCGAGTCGATAAGCTCCTAAACATGAGCGTTTACGAGCTTACCCTCTCCAGCCGTACGCACACCTGCCTCTCCAGGGCCGACATCCACACAATCGGCCAATTGATCGTCAAGAAAGATCACGAACTACTCAAGTACCGCAATTTTGGCAAAAAATGCTTAGCCGAGGTCAAAACTGAACTGGCAAAGTTCGGTCTTGATTTAGGCCTACAGGTCGGGGGCGGCTTGAGTCCGCAACAGAAGCTCGATGCTGCGCTCACTGAACTGGAACGCGTGGAAACTCTGCTCAATGAAGCGCACGCGGCCAATCGGCGGTTACGCTGGCTGATCGACTCAATCGTCAATGACATTGAAGCGGGGCGTGAGGTAATACAAGCCGATGTCGAAAAGGAGCTTGAAGAGATCAAACCATGAACAACAAGAACGACGGACAACAAGCCATTCCGGAAATCATGTTGAACAGAGCCGGCATGCCGCCCTTCGATCTGATTCGGACCGAGGTCGCGCGGATGGGACTCTCCCAAGAGGACGCGGACAGTGTAATCGACCACTGGCTCGCCAACGGGTTTCGAACCGGGCGCCACAAGGTACAAGACTGGAAAGCGGTCTTACGCATCTGGAAACGGGAGCAATGGTTCCCATCCCAGAAAAAGGGACTCAAGGATCGCACCTCACGAACTGACTGGAGCAAATACTAGATGACCATCGAAATCAATTTCGATGATGACGAGCTCCCGGAGAACGGGCCCACGAACGAATGGTGGGAAGGAAAATGCCTGCTCTGTCACCAGCCCATCCGAGCCCGCTACTGGATGGTGATGGGCAAACGGATGCACGGCACCGTGCATGAAGGCTGCTGTGACAGATACGAAAGAGAGCTGCACGGCCAGAAAACCGAACAGGTCGCTATCCCGGAACGATTCAAGGAGTGGGACACTGAGAAGTTCCCGGATAAGCAGGCTTTTGCGGCCGCCCAAGCTTTTGATCCCGATAGCAAATACAAAACCCTGGCGCTGTTGGGCGATCCGGGAAAAGGCAAGTCCCGGTTGATGTGGCAGATCGTCCGCCAGTTTTTCGAAGTCTGGGCTGAACAACGCCGCCAATCGCGCTGGGTCGAATATTTCCTCTTTTCGGATCTCGCGACAGAGTACGATCAGAGCCGCATCACCAAGGTCAAGATGAGCCAGTTCGTTTTTCTTGATGATCTGACCGAACTGCCACCGAGCCGCACCAAAGCCCTGATTCAGGAAGTGGTCCGGTACCGGGTCCAAACCCAGAAATGGACGTTTCTGACCATCGACAAAGCTGAATTTGATCCCGATCTGATTCACCACGTCTGCCATGAACGGGCGGTTGTCGTGAAGGTTACCTGACCCCGTGGGTCAGTTTGCGGCTAACACCAGCCGCTCGATGTATTGCCCCTTCGGAATACCCAAGCGCGCGGCCTGTCTTTCAATTGCCCCCCATTTCTCCTTTTTCTACCATTGTTCCTATTTTGTGTTAAAGTATGCGCAACGGTATCCGATGAGAAATGGATATGAAACCGAGAAATCGCATTCCGAGTGGCTCGAAAATCTATTCTCTCTTCACTCATCCGTGGGGCGAGCTTGAACATCCACCTAAAGCCAAACAGGGTCCACGTCATCAACCAAGCCTTAAGAAGACAAGGAGAACAAACAAATATGTCTAAACTGCGCACTAACAATAGTCACGTCGGATCTGTTCATGAGGTCGATGACCTCGTGGAAGTGTACCTGACTATTCCGAAGTGGATGCGCGATGAACTCCGGGTTCGTGCCATCCGCGCCGGAATGAAACGCGACCACTACATCAGAAGCCTTTTCTTGGCTGCCTTAGGCGAAGAAAAAGTATCCTAAAACTATGTTAATTCAAATCAAAGATATCAGACCGAACCCGTATCGGAATATAGACGTTTATCCGATTCTGCGGCCTAAAATCGACACCCTGGTAGCTTCCTATGAGAAGACCGAATACTGGGATAACATCCTGGGCCGCCTCAATGAGAAAGGCGAATTTGAGCAGGCTTATGGCCATCACCGCTGGGTAGCGCTCAAGGAGCATTACGGCGAAGACCACAAGGTAGAAGTAATCGTGAAGAAGCTTTCCGATGCCGAGATGATCCAGATTATGGCTTCGGAGAATATGGAGCAATGGGGTACCAGCGCCATTGTCGAAATCGAGACAATTGAGGCTGTCGTCAAGGCGTTTGCGGCAGGCAAAATCATGTTAGCTTCGCCGCACAAAAGCTGCAGTGTTTCTGAGCTTCGCTATGCTCCATCGTTTATCCTAGGCAATGAGCCTCCCGATAAATCTGTAAGGTCCTATAACGCCCAAACGGTAGCTGATTTTTTAGGCTGGACTTATGGGAAAAACAAACAGGCTGCTGACAAAGTCCAGATAGCACTGACAGCCCTTCAGTACATGGAGGAAGGACTAGTCGAATTGGCGAATTTCGCCGATATGACCAGTGGCGGCATTCTTGCCGTCATCAGAGAAGCTCGGTTAGCTCGCTCCTATAAAGAGTCTCGCGCGAAGGAAGCCGAACGGCTCGCAGAAGCAAGGCGCAAAGAAGCTGAAGAAGCGAAGAAGGAAGAAGAACGCGCCCAAGCTCGCAAAGACGCTGAACGGGCCAAACAAAAGAGAGCAGAGCGCGAAGAAGCAGAGCGCGCCGAAGCGTATCAACGGGCCGAAGCGAAGCGGCTCCATAAAGAGGGTCAGAAAGTCGCGAGCAAAGTTACCAAAGCTGTAAGCGCTCATATTCGATCCGGGGGCGGCACCAAGACGGCACGCGATGTGGCAATCAAGGCGGCACCTCTTCATCAGCGTCAAGGAGAACCAGATATCGAGAAGGCTTTAAGCGCAGTCTTGAGCAAGATGTGGGACTTTTGTCTGAAGGATGAACTTCCTGGCAAATTAAAGGAAATCCTCAAATTCAAGGCCTCTCTTGACGAAGACGTTCTTCGCAATGCGCAGCGTACCATCCGAGACGTTCGTGACCGGATGGAGAGCTGGGCGAAGGAATTCGAGCCCAGCAAGCGAAAGGAAAAGGAAGCCAAGGATGGGAAGCTTCTACTACGGAATTGATAGTTTATGTCACGTACCCGTCCTCAACACATACTGGATTGGATAACAATCATTCTGGATTTTCGGAACAAAGGCATCCTTGACCCATCGTACTTCGAAATTGCCCAAATCTATTTTGGCGCAAAGATTATAGCCACACTTCGGGCGCAACCGATCAAAGATGATTTGCGGACTCTATTAACGATTCTGCGCTATGATCACGGGTTCGAGTTAACTCATTGCGTAGGCTGGGGTTGGTATTATCCGCCAGAGAAGCGTGAGCACAGTTTTCGGCAAGTTCCGCCGCAAAATGAAAAAGAATGCCAGTGGTGTGTCCCGATGAAGACAGGAAAAAATGGCGGCCGCTGGGGAATTCGATTCGCTCATAGTAAAGATGATCTTCTCTGGCATGTCATGAATGAATTTCATGGCAAGACATCGGGTTGTTCTTGGAAACATCATGCTGATCGCAAAGCGTTGGGAATCAAAGCCAAGTTGATCGGCAAGAAAATCGCCAGGAAAGCCATCAAAACACAAGTGCAAAATTTGGCGCCGGGAAACTTCAAGTCGTTCGGAGACCTGGGTTGGAATGGCGACCCGAATCCATTCGATTATCGAGGCCAAAAATGAAAAAGACCGGCAAAACAGTTGTCACATTCGCGGAGGATAAGTTTCATCGTGATCGAGAGGTTGCTTACGGAGAATCATGCAAACATCTGCCTTATGAGTGATAACCGTATTGATCTACTGAAAGCCAAAATGAGACGGGAACCGTTCCGGCCTTTTATCATCGAATTGCAAAGCGGCAGCCAGATTCTGGTCGGTGCCGACAGTGAAATGCTCTTTCCCAAGAAACGACCGGAGCTGGTGATTGCCTTCAGCGAGAATGGGTTGATGCACGAATTCGAGGCCAGCGCGATCCTGCGGCTAATCGAAGCGACCTAAAGGGAGGGGCCGCCAAAGAATGCAACAGGAACTGACACGCTTATTGCGGGCTCTGCCTTTCAAGCCGTTTGTGATTTTCACACGAGACGGTGAAGCTCAAGCAGTGACAAACGTTGAGCGCTTGAGCGCAGGACGCACCGTGTGCGCTTACGTTGACCAAGAGGGATACATCTCCTTGATTCCCTATACCGCGATTGATCGCGTATCGACCAAGAACGGACCCGCAATCGAATAGCCTCGGAGGAAGGCAGAACGTGCGCAACGCTAGGATTCCTCATTTTTTGCCCCCCGCGAAAATAGGGTCCCCGGGAAAAGAGAACCCCCCGTGCCGGAGCTTCCGTTTCCGCGCACGGGGGATTTCCACTATGCAAACAATGACCTCGCCAAACAAGTATATGAACATTGCCTTTCGGCCAGTGCCACGATGGCACCCCGCAGAGATCAGGTCAAGCTTTTTAATCTGCTTGCGTGATGCGCAACGCTAAGCGATATTCTATTCATGGTACCAGCGCATCAAGTCTATCAATTCCCAACCGTAGAACCAACCTCTTTTAGGATCCTTTATCCTAATCTGACCAGTCAACCCTGGGTTAGTTTTGAACTCTCCGATGGCAGCAAAACTGCCGAGATCAGTCTCTCGAAAGAGATCCTGCAGCAGCTCGCAGCCTTTCTAGAGGGCAAAGAAAACTAACGACATTCTATGACGACGCCTAAGTATAGCGACCCTTTTGACCGCGTGATGCCCGAAGGATGCTGGCAGGATTTAAAGCAGCAGGATCGCTACGCCCAGTACCGTGCTCAACACCCGCTGCGCCCACCGCCGCCGCCTCGAGGGCCTTCGCCTCAAAAGGAGACTCTTAACCCCTGGGGGATGGCCCTCGCTGGAGCCATCTTGATCGCTTTCTTCGGCTCAGTGATCAACCATCAACTCTCTGCACCGAAGCCCTCTGCTGTCCGTTTCGCGGCCGCTACCCCAGAGCCGACGCCGACGCCCATGGCAATCGCTGCTCCGCCCTCGACCCCTTTGCGGATCACACCTCGGGCTCAGCGCTTGATCGTGCCACGGGCTGAGCCGGTCGAAGGTCCTCTCTCCGCAAACGGCCAACCGATGAAGAGTGGCAACCAGTACTATGTCACCATGCCCGATGGCCGCTACCTGCTGGTCAATTACATGGGCTGGGTGGATCATGCCGTCAACCTGCCGCGCCAACTTAAAGGCGGTGCCAACAACGCGATGTACACGGATCGCGCGACCGGACTCAACTGGATCTGGACGGTGCCCCTCGATTCTAATACTCCAAAATGGATAGACCCTTGAAACACATCGACCCATGAAAGGAGACAATACTGAGTTAATCCTGTGGATCATCGGCACCCAGTTTTTTGCCACCTCTATCATATTGGGTGCGATGTCGTTCTTTTTTCAGCACTTCAAACCATGATACAATCAGATTGTTATGGCCAAGCAAACACAACAGCAATCACAAGGTCCAGCTGACCAGTTCTCCGATGAGGAGATCGAACAAATGAAACGTTACGGCGCGGCGCAATTAGGCGGCACCGATTTCAGCGAGGCGGTCGAACGAGAACTGGAGAAGCTCCAGCATGCCCGTGAAGCCAATGCGGCTAAGATGCACGCCGCGCAAACTGGCGAGCTGGGTCCTTCTGAGTTCCAGGAACAGCAACAGAAACAAGCGGGCGCACTGCAGCGGCAGGCGACGACGCAGGGTGCCCAGCAAGCGCTCCAGGCCCAGGCGGGCATGAAGCCGCCCAACGCACCGCCGGCACCCAGCGGCCCAGCTGGTGTCACCAAGCCTTATGCGGCACAGGCTAAGCCGGGAGCGGTACCGACCACAGGCGAGACCAAGAGTCAGCCAGCGCCCTCAGAAGAAGAGGGTCCGGAAGAGGCCCAATGAAAAGGATACTGCTGACACTGGCACTCCTCATCTTTAGCCTCCTGCCAGCACTGGCTGATGATTTCGAGGTCACTGTCACCGTCATAGGACTTAACAAGTTGCGTATGACAATCGAGTCGGGACATCCCGGCAGCCGTGCGGTACGCGCGGAACTTCAACGGGTCGCTTTCGAGTATGCGCCCGGTATGGTTATTGGGCGTACCGGCTATGACTTCAAACACGATAAAGCTGCCATCGGGTTTGCGTGCGGAGTCCCTATCCGGATCGATGACAAGGGACACGGTAGCGTAATTGACAAATTTGAAGAGGAAAAGAAACAAAGAGAAGCTCAAGACGCTCTCCTGACCGAAGCTCAGATCAATTACGAGCATCATTATGCGTTTGTCCTTTTCGGGTTTAAGGACAGCGAGGCTAATGGAGTCAAGCCTGCCGAGCCTGGGCGACATTATTACATGAGTTTCATCCGCGACTGTCTTGATGCACACGGTTTGAGAGACAAGGATGAAAACTATATCCTACGCTTCAAGGGGGATGTGGATAAGGTCGGTGGATTGCCATTCAAGGGCAATACTGTAAGCGATTTCTTTCGAGATAAAGACCGCAGTCTATGGATTTGGGGTCCGAATGGGTTCTTCCATTGCGTGTTCGATGACACAGGTTCAGAAGTAAATGACTAATCATATGCATCGTAGGGTAGCGGTTCGCCTCCTTGGTCCAGCGAGGCCCGCTTCTTATCAAGGTTACCGGACAAATACATCGGATTCTGTCCTCCAAATCGCTGATAGAAATTAGACACGGTCCCGCCCCATTGGCGGTTGGTATTGTCCGGATCATTGGCGACATGCTTGTTCGGATTCATGTAGAAGGGCGAATAGTGATACCAAATGTCAGACAGATCTTTACCTTGATAAAGGTTACTGCTCAGGTTTTGCGCAAACTGGTCAATCGACTGGCCGAGGTTATCAAACTTCATGAACTGTTTGCCCTGAGCGCCGGTCATGGACCCGGAGAGATTGTTGTATTTCTTGACGGCATTCGAAGTCCCCCAGCCGGTTTCATAAGAACTGATGGCCATCATCAGGTACGGATCAACACCGTATTTTTGAGCCGCATTAAAGTAATCCTGCTCGTGTCCAGCTAGGGCTCCTTTAAGGTAAGCAGGATTCTTGATCGCACCTCCTGTTTCCTGAGGCATCGGCGTAAAGGCAGGGCCAGTCGGCGCTGGTGGCGGCGCTGGCGCTTGTGCTGGCTGGGTAGCTCCTTGTGGAAATGCTGGTTGTTGCGACGGTTGGGTAGCTCCTTGCGCTGTTCCAGTTGGTTGCTGCGCTGGTTGGGTGGCTCCCTGGCCAAAGAGCGATCCAAAGAAATTCCCTAGCCCTTGCGCCAAGCCGCCGTCCTGGAAGTGTTGCACAGGCTCGGAGGCTTCCAGGTGGCTCCGACCAAGGCCATGCTCTGCCAAAAACGGATCAGCGTACCGAGAGAGATATTTCTCGATGTGTTCTTGGCTCTTGCCTAGAGCGCGTTTGCCGGCCAAGGTTTCCCGCAGGCTCTCTAGCCGATCTTCACGCGCTTTCTCAGCTTGGTAATGCGCTTGGAGCTCAGCAGCGCTGAGCGCTTTGCCTTTGGTCGGGAAGGCTTTATCCCAGGTTTCGTCAAAGGAACCTTTCTCCGCTCCGGCTGCGCCAGTCCAGCCGTGCTGATCCCAATGATGCTTTTCCGCGTACCAAAGGATCGCCTGGAGATCGTCCGGGTTAATCCCGATCTTGTCGGCCGCATGTTTCATCGCGTCCTGGGCAAAAGCGAAGTCCAGACTGTTCACACCCGGTTCTGCTGCCGGTTGTGGCCGCCAACCTTTTTTGGTGCCCGCAAACTCGTGCCCCAGCCGGTGCAGATATCGCGCAGCCCAGACGTCGATGGTGGCTTGCAACGTGCGCCCGGTCAGGTTGCCGGCGAAGTTTGGAGTCTTTGGCGCCTTGGTGACATCATCAAGCCATTTACCAGCCAGCACTTTTAAGACCTGCTCAGAATTGGAGTTGTATTTAGCTCCGTTCTGTTTCCTGGGGATGATATCGTGGTGATCAATCCAGCGCGCCATCGCCGCAGCAGGGGTGTCGGGTTCTTTCTCGCCTTCCTTGAGTATCCCCTGCTCGCGCATTAACTGGTTCAAGGCTTGGTGGCCGCCATCCTGCATCGCAGAATAGGCTTCCTTGTATTTTTCGATGTGGCGGTCGAATTTCCCGGCCTTGTACTGTTCAAAGGCATCCAGCGCCTGAATGAAATTATCGCGTACCGGCGTCTTGGCACTAGTAGCTCCCAATAACTGCGCGAAAAGCTCGTGGTCATCACTGGCTTTACCGCCTTCCCCTTCTCCAAACACCTTCGCCATCTTTTCGCGCATACGCGAATACCAGCCTTTGCCGGCAGCGATCTCGGGAATGTCTTTAATCGCGTTGTAGCTCTCCAGGATCTTGTCGCCCAAGGTTTTTATTGCACTGGTTCTGCGCATCGCGCTCAAACGCCTGCGCTCGACTTGGTTGAGATGTTTGTGCTCGCCAGCACCCAGGGTGTCCTCGTGCTCGTCTGCGTCTGCAGTCTGAGCCAAGGCCTTCTTTTTCTTTTGCAACAGCGGCAGATTCGCGATGTCGTAATCGGTCTGTTCCCAGACCGGATCAAGATTAGGATCGTGCTGGACGCCACCTTGCTCGTTCCGCTTGACCTTGAGCGGGATCGCACTGGGGTGATCGTTCTGCCGGTTGAGTGAGGCCGTAACCCGTTTCTCAAGGTAAGCCTGCCGCTCCGCTTCATTGGCCGGATCTTTCATCCAGGCTTTGTCAGCGGCTCCCTTTGGTTTGGTCAGTTTCTCTTGGGCGGGTGCCGCGCCAGTCTTGGCTTTGGCAGGCAGCGCTTCGCCAAGAGCCGGGGGTGCCTTGCCCTTCTCTGCGGGCTCCGGTTCCTCCTGGGGCTTTACAGGAGGTTCTGCGAGGGCTTTAGGCTGTGGCTTAGCAGGCGCTGCCGGGGGTTGTGCCGCTGTCGGTTCCCCAGGTTCTGCGGGTTCATGCGCAACGGCAGAAACCTCCGATATCGTCGAACTTTTACTGGGGCTGAACGACTTACGAACGGTTTTTGGGCCTGAAGTTTCGGGTTCCGGAGCCTCTTTTCCAGTTTTTTCGGGCTCTTTTTCGGGCTCCGCAGTAGCCGGCGGCTGAGGCGTCAGAGCTGTCTTCGAGGGCTTCGAGGGCAGTGGTACTTCGGCAGCTTTTTGCCGGTATTTTTCGGCATCGAGCTTGCCGTTAACCCATTGACTCCGGAGGTTGTCCCGCATCTGGGTGTGTTCCTCCGGGGTAATCGCTTCCGGGTCGTCTTCGTACGGGGTGATCAGTCCCCCAGAGCCACCTACGAACCGGTATTCGTCGGGGTCTTCGCCAAGAGCTTCGAGTTGTTTCCGTGCTTCGGCTTCATCGATCTTGTGCTCGCTGAAATTGCGCTCAATGTCATTGATTTTTCGGTTGTCCGCGAAAGTGTGATGCAGGCTGACAGCAATCGGCACATCGGGCCGGCCTCGTTCACTGGTGCGCTGGATGGCGCGCGTCAGACCCTGGTACTCTTTCCCTGGCCGGATCGTCTCAGGAAAGTTTTCTTCACTGGCATGGTGAGCGACGATTAACCCGGTTTTAAAACTGCGGATACTGGGCTCTATTACCCGCCCGCGCCAACCGGGCTCGTGCTGCTCAATTCGATGGCGCATCCGATTGGTTTCGCCAGCTTCGGTGATCAGCGTGCCATTGGCCCTGGCCAGCTCCCGCAGCTTCTGCGCATCCTCGTGTTTGGCGAACGCTGCGGTATTGTTGATGACCGTGTTGATGAAGTCGGCTTCTTTCCGGGTCAGCTTGTACGGGACATGGCCGGTATCCGGTTCGTTGGGGTGATCCGCAGTGCCCACGGCGTATCCGCTGCCCGTAGCCGTATGGCCGGCATTCAGGTTGGAGTAGTAGCCTTCCAGGTCATTGTAGAATTTCTGGCCAAGAGTTTTGTAGGGCGTTTTCTCCCCCATCGAGACCAGCTTCTCGTTCAGGTGCTGAAAATTGTTGGCCAGGATGTTCGTCGAGATGCCTTGGATATAGCTCTGATGGGGTTCACCGGTTTTCCTAGGCAAGCTGACACCAACTGCCAGCGGGATGAAGCTGTGGCCCACCAGCTGGCCTGTTGTTGTTCCCATCAGGCGCGCTTCCGGTGAATGTTCCTCGTACTGGACCGTGCGAGATTCGCGGTTTGGGAATTTCTGTGCTTCCTTCGGTGCCGAAAGATAGCTGATATGCATTGGTCTCTTTTCAGAGATCGCAGCTTCAGCTCTGCCAAGCATCTGATGCTGAGGACCGCCATGACCTTCCGGCAAGCCAGCAAGCAACTGGTCATGGATCGGATCACCCGCGACGAAGTGCTCGCCCTTGATCATGCCATCAGCCTGTTTTTTGACCCTCGGATCATCTTCGGAAAGCAGGCCTGCATGCTCCTTAACCGCTTCGGACAACTTCAATCCTGGGGTAAGCTGCGAGAACGAAGGTGGGTTCGCGAGCCCATGAGTGCTACCTGCGGGCCGACCTGTGTACGCAGTCAGTTCCGCAGGAGCAGCAGCTGCTCTCTGTGAATGTGCCAGGATCTTGTCGGCTTCGTCCATCGTGACGAAGTTGCCCTTCTTGTCAGTGAACCCGTAGTGAGTGGGATCTTTGCTGCTCACCCAGTTCTCAGCATTGTCTTGGGCGTTCTTTAATGCCCGTGCATGGTCGCGTCCGCTAAAGACTTCGCCACTGCTCAGCTTAACGGCAGCGTTGTAGCCCAAAGGCTGCATGTTATGCGAAGCAGCTTCTGTTTCTATGGCAGGCTTTGCCTGAGGCTTGACAGCTGGTGCTGGAGCAGCCGCCGTAGTCGGTCGTGCCGGAGGCTTGGCTGGTGGCGCTGAAGGTGCTGGCGGAGGAGCCGGTGCCCTGGTTTCCACTCCCCTGACTGCACCCTGGCCGTGCGCCTTTAGAGCATTCTGTAAGAGCTCCTGCGCGGTGTTGCCCTGCGCACCTGCGACAAGCGCTTGAGCCTGCGGCTTCTTGATCCCCATCCCTATCAGCCCTTGGACAACAGCTTGTCTATCAGCGGCACTAACCCCGGCGATGGCTGGAACCTTTCGAGGTGTAATCTCCGGTTGCTTTTGGAGCAATGAAAGCTGGGCTGGTTGCGCTTGTGCCGATGGCGGGGCAGGAAGCGCTGGAGGTTTTGCCGGAGCAGACGGGGCAGTTTGAGGCGCGGGCAAGGCTTGCGTCGGAGCGGCTGGAGGCTGTGTCTGTAGTGGCCCAAGACCGCTGGCGGGGGCAACAGTCTGCAGGCTCTGAGCGTACTTGAGGGCTTCTGCAGGGGTAAACCCACGCTT